TCAACGTCGAGCAAAACAGAAGCAACAGCTTCATCAGCCGCTCCTGCTCCATTGTCGCGGTCATAAAGCCACGGGTCAAACGAATCGCCTGAAAGGTCAACTTTGAGAACGCGACCCTTGAGATAGTCGAAGTACGTTTGCCGTTCGAGCAGCTTGCGGGCATCGTCAATATTGAGATTGCCTGGCGTATATTGCAGAACGCCCAGCCCTTGCGTTTTTGCGCTGTTGTACAACGCACAAAGAACGCTGGCCTTATCAATTCCACGAATGTCTATCATCATAACCTCCTCAGTCTAAACATAAGCCGAGCGCAACACGCCCAGCGTTTTGCGAAATGCTTGTAGTTGGTACCCGCGCACCGGTGGCGATGGCCGCGTTGTTTCGGCGGTAGCGGGGGATTTGCGTCACTTGTTGGACTTATACGGAACGCTGATGGCGTGCTTTTTCCACTCATTATACGGTAACATCGTGTAACCTCCTGCCGGCATTACCGCCCAGCCGGCTTGTTTTTGCGCCCTGAGGTGGGCTTGATTGACATCGTCGCTATTCAGACGCCCAAAATACAAGGCGAGTGTATCTGTTTGATGCGCCTTCTATCTCAAAGTAGACTTGCCTTTCCCTGCTATTTTGTAGCAGCCTGTCTAGCTGTTGTAGCGTCAGTCTACCACAAACGACAATCTCAATACGAAATCCGTTTTCCCATTCTGTACGGTTATGAAACAGCGCCGAGGTATCGAGATGATAGATTCCATTAAAAGTTTGTCCGAGAATATCAGCGACGCTACGACCTAAAGGAGAAAGCGCTTTAGCTGAGTCCTGTCGTTGAATCCAATCTGCTCATGCGTAAACCATTGTATCGTTCATAATACCTACAGTTTTAATTGCCCGGTTCTCATCTGTCTTTGGCGCACATTGAGTACCAGAAACCGTTTTTCCATTCTATACCCGCCGGGAGGGACTCGAACCCTCGTCTGCGACCAGTCAGCGGGTTATGAGGCGCGCGGGAAACGACGCCCGCTGAGTCCGTCGCCTATAGCTAGACTCGCACCTATAAACTCTGTGCCGGTTACTCTCTCCGGCGTTGGACACTCAACAACAGCGGTTTTAAGCGATTGTTCATCGTATACGGCGCTTCTTTTACGGTCGCGGCTCTTGCCGTGCGTGATTGTATCGTATCGTTTAGAGCCTCACGATTGCTCTTGCGCTCTGGAGGTGTTGGGGCTTGGTTTCCCCTCGGACGCCCGTTGTATCACCGGGCTATACAACGTCTCAGCACCCCGGAAAGCTATGCGCGGTCAGGGTTTACTGAGTTGGCGCGCTTCCCTATTAAACTAAAACCCAACCAGTTGCGCGCGTCCATCGTCCAGCTTCTTCGCCATCGCGTAAAACTAAAAGCGAGTCAACCCAATGTTCGAGCGGAGTCAGCATAGCCTCATCTTCTTGATCTTGGGTAAATGTTGAGAATTTTGCAAAAGTGTCACGATCTGCTCGGACATATTCTCGAATTGGCCCGGTACATTCCTCGCCTTCTCCACCGGCCATTGCGACGATATAAGTGCAATCATCATCAAAAAACGGATAGTCTGTGAGTTCAAACATCGTAACCTCCTGTGTATTTGCGCTTCCCTCTCATCACCGTCAGAACCGCCGCGCCGTCTAGCCTTTTTCAATCGTCACTGTTAGGGCTTGCTGCTCGGTGCGTGTCTCGCTGGCCACAGTTTACACCGTCACGTGCGCGGAGGTTCTGACGGTGAGGAGAAGGCGGGGCGTGGTTAGCGCCCCGTGTGTGTCTACAGACGATTAACTTCTTCAAAGATTTCTAGTGAGAATGCTTCGTTGTCCTCAGTCGGAGCCATATAGTCCAAAACTGCCTTGATTTCGGTAACGGTTTTCCCGGCGAACTCTGCTACTACCTGCGCCCAATTGTCAGCTCCAACACCGTCAATAATTTCGTCCTGTGCCTGCGTATTCGTGTTCTCGTTCATCTCAGTTCCTCCGTTTTGAGTGCTTTGCTTCTGTCCTGCTATGACTCTAATTATACGCATAATACCGCTAGAAAAAAGTGACAAACTTCCCGCAATTTGGTATCTAATGACACTTGACAAAACCGCAAAACCCTACTCACTGACAACATTTTCGACTGTCACGCGGTACACCACAATGACAATGGTGTCATTCATCGCCTGCCGTTGACTGTCAATGTATGACAATTGACTGTCAAAGTTCCTGACAACGCCGGCGGCGGCGCGTTCGGTGTCACTGTCAATTTCGTGCTGACAGTCAAACGGCGACAAAACGCCACTGTCATTCTCTGACAGTAGGAAACCGGCGGCGGGCATCTCTGCCAGCGCCGCCTCAATTGTCTGTTCATCGGTTTGCAGCATTCGCGCCAGTTCCGTCACGGTTGACTGTCGCAGGTCAATGATGGCGTATAGCAGCGGTTTGATGTTGTCACGTTTGCACATTGCCGTCACTCGCTTTCGGAGTTTATCACGTCATCAGGTACCCGGATTATGCGCGGCTCAATTCCAAAATCGAGACAGTACCAGGCGTCTCCTTTGAGATACGGCTCGGTATACCCTGCGTCAAGGCAGTAGTGATTCGGAGCGCTGTAATCGTCTTTTGCCGCATTCACGAAGTATACAGCTATCACGGCGACTAGAATTGAAGCGCCAACAAAGAAATAACCGGGTTCGTCGGTCACAATAGAAATTATCGTCAGAATTAAGGCTACAACAAAAGCGGCCCATATAATCCACATACCGACCTCCTATAACTCATATTCACGCATAGCGCGTATAATCGCAGCGTCGGAACGGCTCAACAACCCGGCGTCAACCAACGTTTTCAACTCCCGCTCGAACTCCGCACTCGGAAACGCCAGCAGCGGCGAAGCGTCGGCGGTGGAGCGAATACATACACGGCGTATGCGCATCGCAGTACCCGCAACCTGGACCGGCTGCCAGCACCGGGCAGTCTTCACACCCGCGACGGGCGGCTTACTCATACTGTTTTTGTTTGGCTTGAGATTTGTCATTGCTCATCGTTGCTCCTTAGCTATCTGGCGGGCGATTTTGTGCCTAATATACAGCGCCCACAGATTAAGCGACGGCAAGCGCCACCCGTCATTGCAGCGTTCGCACCGTCGGCAGTAATCGAAACCTCCGTCGTTGTCGAACCCGGCGAAAGTGTTATGACCGAAAACAAAACACCATAACTGAGCGATATTGTGATACCACTTATGAAGCTGCGTTTTACCTGTTCTCATATCGTCATCTCCTGTGTGTGTACCGTGTGTGTGTGCTTTTCACGCCTCACACACACTTAAATACTGATAACCTCGCCCGGTTTGGGGGAGTGGTCATGGCCAGCGCTGGCGAGCCACAGTCTAAACGGCTCAATCGCCGTGGTACTGTTGCCCCTACTCTCAACCAACGCCACTTCTTTGAGCAGCGCCAAAATCTCACGGTCGCGCGGTTGTTTGAACCCGGCATCCTGCAATGCCCGCACGCTGAAACGCGCGTTCTCACTTTGCGCCAACACTCCGAGCAAGCGCCAGTCATCTAAGAACAAGCCGACAGTCGCCCGGCGCTTGGCGCGCTTGTTGCCGTGTTCGCACCATTCGAGCGTAAACTCGCGTGGTGTTTCGGCGGTAGCGGTGGCGGTTGGCGCGTTGTAGTTTTGCGTTTCGGGTACCTTTGCCGTTCGCCCTAGCCAGCGCAACGGCCAGCGCAGGAAACCGGGAACGAACGGCCCGGTTTCGGCGGGCGCAGCAGAGCGCGGCGGCGTCCAGTTCGGGTCCAACACGTTCAAAACGTTGGCGTATGCATAGAGCGCCAAAGGCAACGCCACAGCAAGCCGCCACAGCGCATTGAATACCGCGATTTGCAACGGCTGACACCACGAGCGCCCAGCGCACAACCGGACGGCCAGCGGAATGACCACGCCACGCTGAATGATGAACGCGACCACGATCAGTGCGCCAATGGCGTATACCGTTTGTTTCAGCGGTATTCTGACTTCGGTCTCGGTATTGCTGAAACGCTGCTCACGCCCACCGGGCGCGCCAAAACCACGCATACCGTTAAACATTGCCGTCTCCTAATTGCGCCGTGATTTCTCCGCCTATCTCTATGAGATCATAGTCGTGGCGACGGTACCCTGACGTTTGCGGAAACTCGCATTTGCACATTGCTTCCGCTTTGATGCACGCGCCATCCTCATCATCGGCTAAACAGTACCCAGCGGACACATAAACAGTTTCGTGAACTTCTGCCCGCATAGCCACGGCAAACAGCTTCATTCCGTCACCTCGCTATCCTCATCCTCACGCCATCGCGCTTCCTCTGCCAAATACCGCGCCATAGCCTCGGCCCGGCGCTTGTTGGCAATGGCTTCCTGCCGTCGCCTATCTACCCGGTCGTACACCACCACGGCCAGCGCACCGAATGCCGCGCCAAGCGCCGTCTGAGCAACGCCAACGCCGGGCGCGTGCGCAGCTTTCGTATCGGCTTGCACTGCGGCGGTCGCTGCGTCAATTTGGTAGGATATAGACTGCGCAACGACCAGATTCGCCTGCGCGTTGATGGCGGCGGCGCGTTCATTTGCGGCCTTGTCGAGCACTGCACCTGCCGCGTAGAACAGCGCCAGCGGTACCAGCGCCAGAACAACGATTACCACGGCGCAACCCGCGCCGGTTTTCGCTTCACTCATCTAATTCCTCCTCTGCCGCTTGCTGCGCAGCTTCCAGGGTATGCGCAACGCCGCAAGACGTTTGCACAAAAATTCCGGTTGCCCATCGCCAGTTTGGCCCGCTTTTCGTTACAGTCGCGGCTACCGCGTCGCCGTCAGTGTAATGCCAGACCTCATTGAATGACGTAACCTTTACCCACTCAAAACCTTGCTTGTCCATTGCGTTATCCTCATCAAAAATGCGAACGGCCAGGCGCTCGCTGATTGTTGCGCTGATAACCGCGCCGATTGCCAGTGTGAGCAGGCCCATCAGTCTGCCTTAGTTTGCCCGATGCGCAGGAACGGGCGTTTTGTTTCAAGAAACGTAGCGACTATACCTTGCAATCCGTTGACATATTCCAAGTCGTGTCCATCATCACGATCATCTTTGGCAACCTTGCTTACCGCCGGGTGAACTCCATTTGAGAAATAGAACCACTCATATCCCGCGCCGATTATCATATCAACAGCTTCCCAAAACCCATCTGGAAGGCGCGGCGCTTTCGGGCGCTCAAACAGCAGATCGCGCCAGTCTTGGCATTCTGCGCCGACGTATCCGAGTATTGAAGATCCTATGCTATCCCACGATCCGCAGCGCTGATAATTTTGAGGCATATCAATAAATTCGCGCGCCCGACCGTTTGCATCAATCGCTACCCAATTCTGCTTGATAAACTCCCAATCCAACGCCAGATTACCACGCTCAAAAAATTTATTACCCATCGTCTCACCTCCTGAAATCTTACCTAATCCTATCACGAAACCATCACGGTTTCAATATGTCATTTGTCACGTTTCGCGCCGTCATCAAGCCACCGGTATGCCGTGCGCTCACTGACAGTGTCATAACCGTTGTCAGACAACCAATTGACAAGCTCCGCCGGTGTCAGCGGTTTGTCTGACAGTTCCTCACGAACGGCGCGCCATTTTTCCTGTGTCATTTTTTTGACAGTCACCGGTGTGTCATTGTCAGCGCCATTGACTGTCATTTTGTCGCCGGTGTCAGTGTCACGACTGACATTTTTTGTCATCGCGTTGTCATTGTCATAAACCGATATGACATTTTGTGTCATTGTCTGAGCGGCGACTGCCACCGGCGCGGCATTGTCGAAACTGTCAATGACGGCGTTTGCCTCACTCAACATCCGCTGTAATTCGTCGTTGTGCGCTTTTAGGCGGCGCATATCGTCGCCGTCGTTGGCGGCCTGGTCGCTCTCCAGCGCCCGGATCGCCGCCGGGATGTTGTGCAGCTCCTCATAGTACCAGCGAGCCGTCTCCCATCGCGCCATATTGCGATCACGAATGCGCAGATAGTCTCCGGTTGCGTTGAGCAGGAAATAGGCGTCAGCGGCGCTGGACAGTACCAGCAGCCACACAACGAAAATATTAGACTGCACCGAACCCAGGGCTAGTACGCGGGCGATCACCGTAGCAATGTAGGACACTATCAAACCGATACCGTCCAATGATACAGGACGGCCAAAAAGTATCACGGTTTCGGCGTCGCCGTCGCGGCGCTTGCGGGCGATCTCGATACAGCCTGAGAACGTCCCGCCCTCACAACCGATACCGAGCAGAACAGCGCCCCAGGCGATGGCATTGTCTACCCACGCATCAGGCAACGCGCCACCCTGAGAGAACGCGATTCCCTGGACGCTGTAGGCGATTGCGCCGAATGTGGCTGCCAGCGACGGGATGATGAGCGACAGCGCCCGCAGGTCGCGCCAGTAAGGCGGCGGAGATTGCTTCCAGAATTTAGCGCCGGTCATTTTTCACCATCCATCACCACGCGCATCAAATCGCGCAACAGCAACCGCGCCACCTCGTTGCGGTTTTGCGCGCGCGCAATGTTCATCCGCGCGGCGCTACCGGGTGGCAGTAATCTAGCGGCTGTTTCCATGTTGGTCGCCGTTTCATTGCAGCGGCCTAAAGCCAAAGTAGCGAGCGCATAAATCTCTTGTAGTTGTTCATCCATATCATTTCACCTGTTTCGGTTTTAAATCGCGCCCTGTGGCGATTTGAGGCCACAGGGCCGATTCTAGCGCGTTGTCAAAACTGCGGGCGCTGATTTGCTTCAGTCGGCGCATTGAGCGCCTTAATCGCCGCGTCAATTTGCGCGCGGTAGTCATCGGTTATCGCCGTGGTAACGTCTGCCGGTTCGTCGGGTAACGGAACGGCCACCACGAGCGCCTCGCGTAGCAGATCACAAACCGCGTCAATGGCGGCGCGCGGCGGGGTCCCGGCGATGGGCGGAATGACATACCCGTCGGCGATGCACTGGCGGCGCAGCTCGGCAAATTCAGTGAACGCCTCAGCGATAGTGCCGGATTGCGCGGCCCGCTTGTTGATTTCGTGTGAGACGGCGGCGCAGGTCAGAGTATAGTCGGCGCGGCGTGGGATGTTGCGTGATTCGCAGGTTTCGGCATACAGCGCGCAGCGTTGATCCATTGCCGCCAGCTCATCGGCCGTGAGGGCAGCGATCGGGCGGCCCTCCGGTGTGGTAGCGTTGTTAAAGCGTTGGTTCATCTTGACTCACCTGCTCAGTACCACCCGCTTCCAGTTCGGTTGTTTCAGCCAATAAGCGGCGGCGATCAAGTTCGGCTCGCGCGTGGTTCCAATCTAAGCCCTTACCGTTTTCTGCGAACCACTGCAGGCGCTTATCGGTCATCTCTGACACTGGCTCAGGCTTCCCGCCGATGGTGATGGTAGGTGACTGCGCTTCGATTTTTTCAGGAAACTGGGATTCCTCTTCCTCAACCGGGCGCGGTTCAGTCACAATCTCAACTGGCGACGGCAGGGCCTCGCGGCGCGGTTCGGGCGCGCCGTAGAGCGCCGCTGCTGCATCGCGGGCGCTTCCGGCGATAGCCGTGTACAGTTCGCGCGCCTTGCCAGGCTCAATGCCAAACATTGCTTTCTCGGCAGATTCTAACGCCCGCTTTCGCGCTTTCTTGTCAGGAGACAACCCGGTTTCGGCGGTTTTGCGGGACGCCTCGGTAGCGGTTACAATGCCCTCGGAAGTGACGTAGAAAGCGCGCAATTCCTCTTCAATTTCCTGACGCGACCACCCGCCGGCGGACGCAAGGCGCGAAACAGCCGCGTAATCATTATTGTTGACGATACTTACCTCGTGATGGTAGTTACCATTGTCAACCCACCCGCGATCTACCCGAATAGTATACCCGCCATTTTGACGCGCCCAGCGATGGGATACGGCATAATGGCGCTTAGTGCTCATAGAGTGAACGTGAGTACCGTCCTTGCGGACGTAATCCGTTATGAGGCAATGCATCTCCTCAAACGGTACAAGCCCGGCCTCATCGCACTGAGCAAGATAAGCCTCGGCATCCTGTAACGTCGCCTTCGGTTGTGTCTGTTGAATACGGTAAAGTGCTGTTTTCGCGTCCATAAAAGTAACCTCCTGTTAATCAAAATGAGCGGCGTCAATATCTGCCGCATAGTAAACATCCACATTGTCGCAATCGTGGCGGGCCTGGCAATCTTCGCAAAGTTCGCGGCTGCACCCGGCGGGCATTTTCGCCTTACGTTGCGCCTCAAATTCGTCTAGGTCGTGCTTGGTTGTGCGGAATACCATTTTTCCAAACTCCCAGGCCATCTCGGCTTTGATCTGCGCTGTCATCGCGGCCAGCTTACCGGCTACGTAGTAGAATTCCTTTTCTCCGACAGTCTCGCAGTCTTCAATGAACTGCTCAGGAAGTTCGGTAATGATGGCGCTCTTGTCGAAATCAAACGTGATGCGCATTCGATCATAAGCGCAGTTGAAACGGATAGAGGCGTCGTGCGCCGGTAAAGTTTGCGCGTTGATATGGCTTCCCTGAATGGTATGATTCGCTCTCAAATAGGTGCTCATCGTGTGCCTCCTGCGCTTGTCTTAATGATGCCTACAGTATAGCGCCTAACGCCTGGCAAATATAGTGACAAGTTTCCTTGTATTTTATGTCAAATGACACTTGACAAACGCGGCGAAAGTATACTCATTTTCGTTGTTTTGGCGGAGCTGCGACGGCGCTGAATGTCATAGGAAATAGGTTACATCTATCATATAGACGCCTGCGCGATTGTGTGTATAATTAAAGTAGTTTAGTGAAGCAAGCGGAGGTTACGATGAAACGAATGACAATGACTGAGCTGGCGCGCAAAGCGCCGCAAGCCATCGCGCAAGCTGAGGAAGGAATAATCGAGGTGGCGAGAGCGGCCACTGGAGCGATCGCCGACGGTGGCGAGCGCAAAGTTGAGCCGGTGGCATACATTATGAGCGCTGCGGATATGCGGGATTTGGTGGTGCGGTTGCGTAGCGCTCTTGACTTTGCGAGAAATGGCTATCACAGCGCGGAATACGATCAGGTAGAGAAAGCGCTGAAACTGCTGGAGGTGAAGTGATGAGATGGAGCGTATTTCACCCTGACGGCTTCTATATGTGCGATATTGAAATCGCCGAAACTGGCGACGCGAACACCGCAATGATCAATGATGTTGACTCTGCCACATTCAAGCCGACGGCGGCGCGGTTCGTAAAGAATCCAGACAACACCAACCGCGATATCATTCTGGCCGACTTGGTTCGGCGCGGTTTGGTACGCGATAGGAGCGCAAAATGAACAAAGAGCACAGCGATATGATGGCCGTTTTTGAACGCACCGTCGGCAAAGGTCGCCGCCTCGACCGTGAAGACAAAGCGATCTGGACGCGCGGTTGCATCTACCAGGATGGCGCAGTCAATGAGCTGTTTCTAGCTTTTCGCGCCGGGTTCGCGCTGGCCAAGTCAATGGCGCAGCAGGGATGGTTTGATGAGGTGAAGCAATGACCGCCCGTTACTGGCTCATTGCGCTGTTGATGATGGCCGTGTTCGCCTGCATTTTGGCGGCGTTCGTTCTGTTTTGAGGAGGTATAGAGATGGCCGTTGAATTAGAAGAAACGATTATGCGAGAAATTGGGCTTGGGCAGCACTACAGCTGGTTCAATGGAAGCGGGTCTTGCGGCGGTATAGCACGCGAAGCGGTTGACAGACTCGCAGGAACGATGGAAAAACACGGGTTGACTTTATCGCCGCAATGGTTCGCGCATTGCAAGAAAGCAATCGGCGTTGATATGTTTGGCGGTGGAATCTATTCGCTGACAAATACATGGGTTGCGTGTTCGTATGCTATCCAGGACGGCATATACAGAAGCGATGACGGGCGTGGTTTTGAACCGGTAGAGGATTGGCACTTTTGGAGCAGCGAAAAGCGCAGGCAGTGGGAGCGTATGCAATCCTGGGATAATGGGTATATGGAGGTAAGAGAATGAAAGAGCTTTTCGGTTACGTCAAAAACATCCCGTCGGCAGCGCGACATCGGGCGCTGCGCTGGCAATTGGAAAGCATTGCGCGGCTCATTGTCTGGCACGCGGCCTGCGCTTTTGAGTACACGGCAGAGGCGGTGGCGCGATGGCTGCGGCGGCGATAATGCCGAGACGACGCGGAAACCCGGCGGTGTTGGTCGCCGCCGGCGTTGTCCTGGTCGTTGGCGTGCTGTTGGTGGCGCGCAACGTCGCCCACGCCAACGCCAAGCACGCCGAAGCTGAGGCGATACGCGCGGCATATCTCAACGGGTTATGCGTAGCGGCGGAAGCGTGGTTTTCGCCAACACGCGGGACGGTGCTGGTGTTGTGCCAGTTGGACGCGGTGAACTGGGGAGGGATGGTGTTTAGGTTTACCGAGAACAACGGGCAAACGTTGCTCGGCGAGAACGCCTATGAGGCGACGTGCTTTGCCGCTGACAGGGCGTATTGGGAGCGGGTCAGGGTGCGTGATGGCTATTGGGCGCTTGGCGGGTTCGGCAGTGTTGACGCCGCGTTTTGGACGTGGTTGAGGATGGTGTTGTGATGAACTATAATGAATTTGTTGGCAGCAAACAGGACTACGGCGCTGATAGCGGTTTTTCCCCGTCATTTATGCCGAACGCGCTTTTCGATTTTCAAAAGGCGTTGGTAGATTGGGCAGTTCGCAAGGGGCGCGCCGCGATCTTCGCAGACTGCGGTATGGGAAAGACTTTGATGCAATTGGTATGGGCGCAAAACGTGGTATTACAGACCGGTAAGCCGGTGCTGATTCTAACGCCGCTGGCTGTGAGCGGGCAAACCGTAGCAGAGGCGCATAAATTCGGCATCGAAGCATACCGTGAACATAGCGCCGGTAAACTTGCGATACACGTCACCAACTATGAGAAGCTGCACCACTTCGACAGTAATATTTATGGTGGTGTCGTCTGTGATGAGTCGAGCATCCTGAAAAACTTTGACGGTACTCGCAAAGCAGAGATAACCGAGTTTATGCGGCGCGTCCCTTATCGATTGCTTTGCACGGCAACGGCAGCGCCGAATGATTGGGTAGAGTTAGGCACGTCATCGGAGGCGCTCGGATACCTGGGTTATATGGATATGTTGCACAAGTTTTTTACTAACAAGGAAAACACGGCGGCGCTGCGGACTTGGAGACACGGTACCGACGAATGGCGACTCAAGGGCCACGCCGAGAAACCGTTCTGGCGTTGGGTAGCGTCGTGGGCAAGAGCGGCGCGCCGTCCTGCCGATCTCGGATTCGACAACGACGGGTTCACCCTGCCAGCGCTGAATGAAGACCATACACTTATCAAAGCGGTTTCGCCACGCCAGGGTATGCTCTTCGATCTGCCGGCGGCAAACTTCTTTGAGGAGCGCGAAGTGACGCGGCGCACCATCAACGAACGCTGCGAAGCCGTAGCCGAAAAAGTGTCGCGGAATAACGTCTCGTTGGTTTGGTGCCATCTGAATGATGAAGCAAAAACTCTAAAGGAAATCATCCCAAACTCTATCGAGATTTCCGGAAGTGATTCAGACGACAAAAAGGAAGCGGCGGCAAACTGGTTTGTCAATGGTAGCGACGAGCGCCGCGTTCTTATCAGTAAGCCTAAGATTTTCGGGTTCGGGATGAACTTTCAACACTGCAATCATATGACTTACTTCCCAACCCATAGCTATGAGCAGTATTATCAGGCAACGCGCCGCTTATGGCGGTTTGGACAAACCAGACCGGTAACGGTTGACCTGATTTATACCGATGGTGGCGAGCGGATGATGGAAAACCTCAAACGCAAGTCAGAAGCAGCCGATAGAATGTTTGAAGATTTGGTTTCCTTTATGAATGACGCGCAAAGCGTCGAGAATGTTTACACTCAAAATCAGAATATGGAGGTTCCGCAATGGATGAGATAAGACAAGTTGTTACCGACCGTTATGCTTTGTACCTTGACGATTGCTGCGAAGTTATGCCGCGACTTCCTGAAGGATCGATTCACTTCTCTATTTATTCTCCGCCATTCGCCGGATTGTACCATTACAGCAGTAGTCCGCGCGATCTGAGTAACAGCCGCGACTATCCTGAATTTCTGTCACACTATGAGTATGTCGTGAGCGAGATTTACCGGTTGACAATGCCCGGAAGACTGACGGCGGTTCACTGTATGGACGTACCAAGCGGGAATACCGGCATTGATCATTTGATGGACTTTCCCGGTGACATCATTCGCCTACACGACAAAATCGGCTTCAAATACACGGCGCGCTACCACGTATGGAAAGAACCGCTCGCAGTACGTAACCGGACAATGGCAAAACACCTGGCACACAGAAGCCTGGTAGAGGATTCTAGCCGCTGCGGAGTCGCCAGCGCCGATTACCTATTACTGTTTCGCAAGGATGGCGAAAACCCGGAGCCGATAACCCATCCTAACGGTTTGATGGAATACGCCGGAGAACGACAAATACCCGCCGATGTTCTGAAATACCGGGGATGGCAGGGAAACCAAATCGAGAACCGCTACTCGCATTGGATTTGGCGACAGTATGCCAGCGCGTTCTGGGATGATATTCGCATTGACCGGGTTTTGCCGTTTCGCGAATCACGCGACAGTGACGACGAAAAACACGTCCACCCGCTGCAATTGGATGTCATTGACCGGGCGCTTGTTCTGTGGTCAAACGAAGGCGACACGGTTTTGACTCCGTTTATGGGCGTTGGGTCTGAGGTTTATAGCACGGTTAGACTTGGGCGGCGCGCGGTTGGCGTAGAGTTGAAGCCGTCGTATTTTCGACAGGCCGTAAAAAACCTGGAGGCGGTTGATCGCGAGTCGGTATACGTTCCAACGCTGTTTGATGCGCTTGACGGACTTGGCGGAGACGACTAGAAATCGTGGTATAATGGAATTAGCGCAGTGAGGATGGCAACCTCACCGTGGACTTTAGACAAACGGCAATGATGAAAAGCGTAACAGGGAACGCCCTAAGTTTTGGTGGGCGGTCTCCGGTTTGCCCTACTACCAGCCATAGTAGGTCATTGCCGCAGGCCGAGACCGTCAACCAAAGTTTAGGGCGTTTTTGTTTTCTGAAACAGGAGGCATAGCAATGGCTGGTAGAATATCAAAAAGCAAGCGCGATAGAGTGTACAAAAAGACCGGAGGAGTTTGCGCATATTGTGGTGCCGACATAGACAAAAATGGAGATTGGCACATAGAACACGTCATTCCAAAGTCGGACAACGGAAACAATGACATAAGCAATCTTCTCCCGTCGTGCAGGCTGTGCAACCAGGAGAAATACTCAAGGAATATAGGAGAATATAGGGCGCTTTTACACGAGAAGCTAGTTGAGCCACTGCTTGCGGTGTGCTATACAATAGACAGGCACAGAAAAAACATAGAAAACGAAAGACTGGATGAGGCGATCCATCTACTGTCAGTATCAATTGAGATACTAGCAAAGTCTGAGATTACTTTCGAAATAGATAGAATAGGCGGCGAGCAATGAGCATAAAGATTATGTCTCGCGTTTGGGAACTTAGCTCACACAAGGGAAGCGACCTCCTATTGCTTCTCGCCATTGCCGACAACGCTAACGATGATGGAATCTGCTGGCCGGGAATGTCTTACCTCGCCGAAAAGGTGCGAATGTCTGAGCGCTCTATCATCAACATCATTCGCAGGCTTGAGCAAAGCGGTGAAATAGTGGCAAAGCACGTGAGGAATTCAGGAAACAGATACGCTGTTTTAACTGGAATGACCAAAGAGCAACGCGAAAAAACAACCTCAAAACTTCTAAGTGAAAATATTTCACTTATGCCAAATAACTGCAAAACCGAGCAGGATAAAGTGAAAGATTTTCACTTAATAAGTGAAACAGCTAGTGCAGTTGAACCATCAATAACCGTCAATGAACCATCAATTGATACGCCCACACTACCCGGCATCGCAGCGCCAACGCCAAAAGCAAAAATACCGCGCGAGCTAATACTCGCTATTGCCACAGTAACCAAAACCAATCTGAGCCTGGCGACAAATCCTCAGAAAGCGCAGGTAACGCAAACTGCAAGGCTGCTACACGAGAAAGTAAACGCCGATGAGAAACAGGTGGTCGCCTTCGCTGCGTGGTGGTACACCAACGACTGGCGTGGGCGCAAAGGGCAAGCGCCGACGGCAGCGCAGATCCGCGAGAATTGGCAGGTGTGGCGTGATTCGGTAAAAACGGCAACGCCGGGCAGCGGTTGGCAATTGCCGGGCGGCTCAACATTCTACCAGGAGGCATAGCAATGATACAAGATACACCGATGGCCGATGCTCTTTTAGCGTCTTTATATTTTCAACCTAATCTTATCCATAATGTAAACTTGCCGGCTGGAGCACTCGCCGGGATACGCGGCCTTGTGTTTGAGGCGATCTGCGAATTATCAAAACGCGGCGCGCCGGTGAACTCGTTTTCCATAGAAGATGAGGTCGGAACCGGGCGTTGTGATATTCCGAGTCTACGCGGGTATCTTGGGCAGCTCCAAGATATACCGGCAGCAATGAACCTTGACAACTATGTCGCGGCGGTTGTGGATGTATACGAGCGCCGCAAAACAGAGGCGCTTGCGCAACGGTTATTACAGGCGAGCTATAATACCGCCCGGCCTATAACCGACACCAAAGCAGAGGCCGCCGGCGAGCTACTGCGCGGCTTCTCGGTACAAAACGTTGTCAGCGCCGCCGATCTGGAAGACGGAGACTTGTCGCAGGTTACGGAATGGTCATTGAACCCGGTATCGTCTGCCGAAGTACGCGGTGTCTCTACCGGGTTACGCGGCCTGGATAGCATCATTGACGGGCTATGGGCGGGCCTCTTCACTGTCGCCGGGCGTCCCTCGATGGGAAAGACAGCGTTGGCGATCCGCATTGCGCGGGGCGTGGCGCAATCTAAGCCGGTGCTCTACTGCACTTTCGAGAGTAGCCCGGAGGCGATCCGCCGCCGGATGGTGTGCGCGATGGCAAAAATACCCGTTCGTCAAGTGCGCTCTGGGCTGGATGATGCGCTGTTGGCGCGTTATGCGGACGCCAGCAAACGCCTCTCCGAGCTGCCATTGTATTTCTATGGCGGCGACACTGGACTGGCCCACGTTACCGCAGCGATAAACCGGGAATACCACCGCCACGGCGCGCTTGGGCTGGTGGTATTGGATAACTTGGGCCACGTCCGCGCCGGTCAAGAGAATACATACCTAGAGCGTGGCGCGGTTTGCAAGGCGATGAAACAACTAGCCGACCGGTTGAGCTTCACCGTGATGGCCTTGAATCAGATTAGCCGAGGCATCGAGCAGCGCGGCGAGAAGCGCCCGACAATGTCCGATCTGGCCGATTCCGGGATGATCGAACAAGATTCTGATTTGATCGGGTTGCTCTACCGGGATGAGTATTACAACCCGAATACAGAAACGCCCAACATCATAGAATTGGCGATTGTGAAAAGTCGCATTGACGGCTATCTTGGCACGGCCAGCTTTTTCCTTGACCGAAATACCCGTGAGGTGAACGATGCAAAATCAAAATCTTGACGAAATGGTGAAAGTGGTTAGAGCGCTACCGCGACCAACGCATCGCCGCCACATTGCCGACATTACAGAATATGAGGCGGATTTTAGAAATTGCATTGACATTCTACGTCAAGCTGGTAAGGCATCTGGTGACGAGCGATTGCATTTACTGGACTGGTTTGCGGACTCTCTCACAATGGCACGGCGCAAACAGCATTATCCTATCGGTTTCCACGATGTTGGGTTGCTTGACGCTGATATTGTTGATGAGTCTGGCGTCTCGGCTTTTGATTATATGGTCGGCTTGCAGATCGCGTCTGAGAAGGAAATGGCGCGCATAAAGATAGCGCTCGCTAACGCCTGTTAAACAATTCGCAACAACGTGACACTCGTCACGTCAACCGGCGACAAACGTCACGGGCGCGCCGGAGGCAGGGCGGGTATAATGGGAAGTGGAGGTTACTATGGAAAAACAAAAATGTAAAGAGCTGGTACCTGATTTCACCGGGTATAATTTTCACGAATGCGGCAGGCCCGCGAAATATGTTTACGTCCATATCTGGATTGGGCGAAAAATAGTAAAGCATTTATGCGGATGCCATTCTCGCACTTTACGCAGGCTTATTCCTGACAGTGTAATGACGCTTGAGGAGTACGAAAAATGCCCACAGAACTGACAGATAAGAGCATCGTCGCCATCATCACCGACTCCGACGGAAACAAATACCTATCCGACGGCGCGCCGGTGTACAAGCGCAACAGCCGCGTCAGATTTCACGGCTACCTGGCAGGGTGCAACCCGGTGGCGCGCCGGTGGTTTGAGGTAGAGTATCGCGTGGTAGAGGAGGTGAGGCCGTGACAACAGCAGCGACGTTATTCACCGGGGGTGGCGGGGTTGACATCGGAATGCGCGCCGCCGGGTATGATGTGCTTTGGGGGATTGAGAATGACGAGCGCATTGCGGACGTTGCGCGCGTCAATGGCGTGAACGTCACAACCGCCGATATACTTGAAACAGACCCGGCGGATTTCGCGTGGGTTGACTACCTGCACGCCTCGCCGCCCTGCCCAAACTTCTCAGTTGCAAAGCAGGGCGCGAAGGAAATGGCGCTTGACATCGCGCTATCCGGAATGGTTTCGGATTTTATAGCTGAGATAAACCCGCGCTTTTTCACGCTGGAAAACGTGAGCGCCTATCAATACTCTGAGTCATTCGCCGGGATCGTCGCAACGTTGGCGCGGTTGGGATATATGTTCCGCTGGCAAATCCTGAACGCCGCCGATTTTGGTGTACCGCAAACACGCCGGCGGCTGTGGCTCATTGCCGTCCGTGATGGCTTTGTGCCTTACCTGCCGCAGCCTGTCCCCTGGGTTGGCTGGTATGAAGCGATTGCCGACCTCGTGCCAGCGTTGCCTGATTCGCAGTTTGCGCCGTGGCAGTTGGAGCGACTGCCGGCGATGTGGCGTAGTTCGCTGCTGTTTCCGGCAACTGGACACACTGACGGTGCAAGCGGAGGGCTGCCGCGTTACGCAGAAGAACCGGCGCAAACACTACGGGCGCAACGTCAAGGAATCGCCCGCGCCTTCATCATTGACGATCAAAACAACGGCGCCGAACGCGACAACGGCAAGCGCGGGTTGACTCTGCGCAACGAAGCGGAACCAGTGTTCACCGTGAGTGCTACGCAAACAAAGCGCATCCTTCGCGCCGCTGTTCCTGGCCGCGTGGTGGCAATGACTGTTGAATGTCTGGCGCGGTTTCAGTCATTTCCTGATAGCTACGCGCTACCAGAAAACAACGCGCTCGCCTGTCGTATCATCGGCAACGCTGTGCCGCCGCTGGTAGCGCAACGGATTGCGGAGGTGTTGCAATGACCACCTATACCCAACGCTGCCAATTCTGCAACTCGCCCGCCAACGCGCGCCGCCTGGCCGCCGGGCGCTACACCTGCCATCGTTGCGGCGCGATTGCTACCCGCGACTATGACGGCGCTATCCAGTGGTCAATGCCGACCGCCGAAATGTTGCCGGGGCAGTTTACCGGCGCTGAGGAAGCCGCGCCGTTCAAAGACCTGTTATGCGCGATCTGCATTGACGCCGCCGAGGTCATTTTCAAGCAGCGCGGCACGGCGCTTAACCAACGGCGCGCCGCCGAATTCCTGCGCGACGTTGCGCCGGTGCTGCAAAAGGCGGGCGTGGTAGACGACGCCGAATCGGTAACGACATGGACCGACAACCCGCACGAAATTGACGGCGTGGGACTCGCCGAATTGTCCGAGGCAACGGGCTACGGTTTCAATTACCTATGGGAGCGCACCAACACCGGGCAGATCGTCGCCGTGCGTGACGTGTTCGCAAAGACGGCGCGGCGCTACGTGGTGCCACGCGATGAGGCGCGGCGGGTGCTGCGCTATAGCCGCCACCGCAAGACGGGCGCCGGAATTCGCGGCGGGTGGGTGTTGGAATGAACGTGGTTTTGGTAATCGTTATCCTGGCAACAGGAACCGTGTCGCAATACGCGCCGGGCGTTATGGAATCCGTCATCGCCTACCGCCAAACACACCCGACGGCATACACTCCGCCGAATCCGCTGCCGGAGGTTGACGGGTTCGTTGCGGCGCTCGATTGCGGAGACTTGGGCGAGACGTGGTATTTTCGGTATGATGGCGCGGTTGAGTCGTTTCTTGTTGTTGATTGCGCCGGCGACGCTGCGACGCGCGATTGGATGCGGCGCAATGGCATCATAGCTGAGGTTGACGGAGAGACCGCGCGGCGCTGGGGCGTGGTCGGGGTTGGGGCGTTGGTTGAGCGAGTTGAGCATCGGGAGGTTATAGGGTATGAATAAACGCATAGTGCCGTTTGTAGATAGGAAAATAGAATACATTGCAGATGTAAGGCGCATCGTTTCAGCTTGTGAAAAGCGTGGGTTTTACGTCACGCAATTTGATGCGCAGCTGATTTGGCGCAATTACAGCGAGCAATATTGCGCCGGGTGGCTCGTGCTTTCTGGACTGAGCGATGATGATATTGTCTCCATAGTCCGCAGGTTTGGAGAGGAGGTTACGGATGTATGAGTGAAACCATCGAAAAGGCAATATTCCTAAACTCAGTATCCGCGAAAATCGCAGAGCATCCAGAATGGATGGCCGACTTACAAATGGCGATACAGCGCGGCATCGCAACTGCGCTGGAGTCAGAGCGCGACAAGGTGGCGGCGCTTGCCTACGGATTGAGCCTGCTCGATTTTCGTAATCACCGTGAGTTCAACAAGTTAATAAACGACGGGCGCGCCGAAAAAATGCGGGCGGCGCTCGTTGCGTTTTTCGCCGGGTCAGAGTTTGGGGAGACGCTGAAATGACTGACTCAGTATTTTCAATCCTCATCCCTGGCGAGTTTCCCGGCCTGAACGAAGTCACCGCCGCCAACCGCTCTAACCGTTACGCCGGTGCATCACAAAAGCGCCGCTCTACCGACGCCGTGGCAATGTATGTCAAAGCGCACCGCTTGCGCCCGCTGTTTCAGCGCCGTTACCGTTGGCGCTTTATCTGGTACTGCACTGACCGCCGCCGCGATCCTGACAACATTGCCAGCGCGTGCAAATTCGTTTTTGATGGCTTGCAAAAAGCTGGCATCCTGGACAACGACGGGTGGCAGCAGGTTGGCGAGATTTGCCATCGGTTTGTCGTTGACATAACGCCGGGCGTGTTAGTTGAGGCGTTCACCGACTGACGGAATAAAATCGGGTGTATAATGAAATCAAAAACATCGCAGGAAGGTGAACGGCTATTCGTAGGGGGCCGCGTTGGTCGCCGGTAGCGGGGTGGGAAGGCGAGCGATGTTATAACGGAGGTCAGTATGGTCGAATTATCCGGTAGTGGAATTGCCGCAATCGTTGCGCTCGTTCTGTCGTTGCTTCTCGGCAACGTCGCCGCGTTCAAAACGTGGTGGGCCGTGTTCGTTCACAAGCGCGAAATTATCGCCGGTGCCGGGCTTGTCGTTGCCGTCGCGTTGGTTGCCCTGCACTACGCCGGCGCTTTGAACCTGGGACTCGGCGCGTTCGGTTGGCGGGTAGTCTGGCAGGCCATCGGAGCTTGGGTGGCGCTCGTCGGCTCGGCGCAGATCGCCTACACTGCGCAGAATAGTCGGGTGTAGGCTTATGATGTTGGGTGTTTGCCCTGACAGTAGGGCGCACAACGTAACCTCCTCTTTGGCGGTGGGGCGGCGCAATTCGAGCGCCGCCCCGATAGCGGTTTATGGTTAAATTCAAAATGGATATTACACAAATTCTTACTGTTGGAGCCGCTGCGATTATCGCGGCGCTGAGTAGTTTAATCACCGGCATCATAGCAACCAGGGCGAACGCCCATAAACTGCACGCCGAGGCGCGCGCGGTTGAGTCTGAAACTGAGTCGAAAGACAAGGCGGCGGCGATAGCGGAACTCGAACGGGCTATCGAGCAGCAGGGCCGCGTTATCGAGCGGCTGGAGGTGCGCTACAAAACTCTTTTCGAGCAATCGAAATCGGACTGGCAAGACCTAAACTCGCGCATCGAAAAAGTAGAGGCTGAGCGCGATGCCTTGATTGAGGCAGCCCGCGTCAGCAATAACAAAATGGAGTCGTTGCAGCGCCGCGTCACCGAACTTGAAGCGGAGTTAGCACGCAAGAACTCAGAAATCGAGCGCAAAAATTGTGACATTGACGCGAAAAACAAAGAACTTGCCGAGAAAAACCAAGTAATCGAAGACTACCAGCGCCGCCTGTCGCTGGCCATCGCCGAAGTTGACCGGGCGCGAAAGGATACGGGGAAGCTGTGAGCGTATTCGCTGACTTGTTTGTGTTCTGCATTGCGTGGGGTGCAGCCTGGCATTTTAGCGCGTATCCCATCGAAGCCGCAATCAAGAAGCCGACGTGGGCGTACATCGCCAAGCTGACAACCGGCGTGGTTACGGCTTACCCGTTCGTTGAGTCATTTGTGTTGCGCGCGGCTGAGTTGGACGGCGCGGACCCGGCAACGCGCAACCGTGTGCGGGTGTGGTTATTTATGGGCTACTTTGGCGCTTACGTCGCGTATGGCATTGGCAAAGTAGTCGGGACTGCGTTGGATAAGGTGAGGGAATGATATGAGCGAACAAGACGAAATCAAAGTACCCTGCGAAGTTTACAGCCGCATAGTCGGCTACCTGCGCCCGATTCAAAACTGGAACCAGGGAAAACAACAGGAATTCGCTGACCGCAAGGTTTATGCGGTAGACACCAACAACCTTCCGGAACGCAAGCGCCCGGCGCTGACGTTTGAGGTGGGGACGCTATGAAAAAGCGCAAGATGAGAAAAATTATCAAGCGACAACGGCGCATAATTCGCAATTACCGAAGCCAAATTGACGAAATGAAGCGCAAGTATGAGCCTACGAAATGGGACGACTTTCTGACAGATGGCCTGGAAGAACTCAGAAAAGTTCCATACCACATTACCTGTAGTTTAGAATCTGATGGTACTACAGTTACAGTTGAGGGTATGCCGCTATGACCCGCGAACTTACCGAAATCTTCACGCAGACAATGACCGTCACCACGCCCGAAGGTTGGGCGGAATATGGCCTGGTCGCCTGCGGTTATCCCGTCGGCTATACCGAACCTCCAGCACCGAATCCGCAACAGCCCGCCGCACCGCAATGGCGTGCGCCGATTGACGACCCGGCGCAATGGTACTGCGCAGTTTGGCACGATCCAACCGGCGTAAAAAACGGCGTCTACAAACACACCGGCATTGACCTGAACCTAGCCAAAGCGCCATTTGGCGACGTTGAACGCGGGTTCCCGGTGTACTCCATCGGTGCGGGCGTGGTAGAGGCAGTGCATACCACGGCGGGCTGGTTGGGATTTACCGTAATTCGCCACGAATTCGAGGGCGCGCCGCTGTATACGCGCTATGCGCACCTCGACAGTATGCCGCTGAAAGCGGGCGACGTAGTAGCTCCCGGCGCGCTCGTTGGCAAGATCGCCAACTGGCAAGGCGGCGACGGCGGCGACCATCTCCATTTCGATATGAGCGCCTTGCCTTACCCGTGGGGCGTATGGCTTACCGGCGGCGGTTGGCTGGATCCGGTGCCTGTATTGGAGAAGATGCTTGGAGTGGATGCGGTTAGAGCGATGTTGGAAAAGTAAAACGCGCCCGCGTAGCTTAGTGGCAAAGCCCACGCCTTGTAAGCGTGAGACCGGGGTTCGACTCCCTGTGCGGGCTTGGTTAAAATTAGGTGTATACTGTTGTTAGGTGTTACTGTCGGCGGGCTTCACAATAGGAGGCCGTAGTGAGTGAGCTAGGCAAGCAAATTGCACATTTAAAATGGACTGACGGGCTGACGTGGGGCGAGTTGGAAAAACGCTACCCAGACATCCCGCGCGCAAAGTTTCGCCGTGAGGCGACGCGCTACCGCGATAACCACCGCGACGAATTTCCGCAAGCAGCGCCGCCGACCATCGAAGGCGCAACGGCGCTTGATGCGCAGATAGAGCCGGAGGCGTCCTATCGCCGAATGGTAGAGGACTGGGAAATACAAAAGCGCTTTGACGAAAAGAAGCGCCGCCAAACATTGAAGTTTTCGCAAGACGTTATCTGCCTGGTGAACTCTGCCGATTGGCATCTCGGCGGCGCTGGCGTTGACTATCCCGCCCTACGCGCCGACCTCGAATTGATTGCGCGAACGCCTGGGATGTACCTGGCCGCGTTGGGAGATTTGGTAGACAATTTCATCCTGCAAAAGATGGCCAGCGTTCGCTACGGTACAACCGCGCCGATACCGGCAGAGTGGGCGGTGATGCGAATGATGCTGGAGATTGTCGCCGAGAAGCTGGTGATCATCGTCAGCGGGAACCACGACAAGTGGACAAAACTCGCCGCCGGCGTTGACTATTTCGCCAACGTGGTCAGCGGCATTACAGCGCGGGCGCTCTATGACTCCGATGAAGTACGCGCAACGCTGACCGTCGGCGAGTGGGACGGTATTCTATTGAAGGCGCGCCACAAATGGCGCGGAAATTCAGAGCTAAACGCCACGCACGGCGCCGAGAAAGCGGCGCGGTTTGACTCGCCGTTTCATATCGGGATGGCGGCACACACTCACATCTCGGGTTTGGTCCGTCAGTTTCGCGTCATTGACCCGGCAACGCAAGCGCCGGCGACCGGCGTGATCTTGCAGGCGGGCAGCTACAAGCGGCTTGACGACTACGTTCGCACGACGGGCCTACCGGCGGCCAATGCGTCAACCTCGGTAGCCGTCATTGTTGACAGCCGCACGCGCTCATTGGTCGGGTTCGATGATTTGAAGTGTGCGGCCAATTGGATGGAGGCGTTGTAATGTTTGATACAAATAGCAGCGATTTGGAAGAGTACGAAGGCGACTGCGTTATTGATTACATCGAAGACTTTTTAGCGTTGTTGTCATTTATAAGGCGCGAAAACTGTTTTGTAAATCGCTTTTGGCGAGCAATCAGCCACCACGCCCGCGATTCGTATCGCCGCGCGCGCAATGAGCTATTCCGACGCGCGCTAAATTCTAGCCGACGCGCCCTCATTGTATCAAGCAACGCAGCGCGTATGGTGGGCTGAAATGCCTGATATTACTACCACCGAACCCAACACGGTAGAAGACGGCGCAGATCGCGGCCCGATGGTAACAGTGCGGGTACTGAAATCACGCTACACCTACCCGCCGATTTACGGCACGAACGCCCGGCGCTATGTCGCAGCGGGCGACATTACGTTTATGACTGAGCAGGACGCGGCGCGTTATGTCGCCGCCGGTGATGTTGAGTATTACGATATGGAGAACAGGAGCAGGAAATGACCGAACAGGTAACAAACTACGAAACCGTTGAAATGGAAAACCAACGCCTGACCGCCGCCCTCGCTAAGTCGAACGCCGAAAATGAGCAGTTGCGCGGAGCGTTGGCGGCCTTCCTCAATTTCGCGGCGATTGTCCAGAACGCAGCCGGGATGCTGCCACGGGTGAGGATTGAATGACGCCGCTCGCCATCATTCTATTAGTTTTCTCGGCGGCGCTGTTTGCCGTGGCGATTTTCGCCGGGGATCGCAGCGAATGACCTGCCCGCATTGCCACGCACGCCTCCGCCAAGTCGGCGCTCTCGCGGCGTGTAGCTGTGGGCGCGTTTACAAGGTAACGCAGTACGAGCACGGCATTATTCTGGTACCCGTCGCCGCGTTCTCTTGGGTGCCGGTAGTGCTGCGAATATTGGGGGCGCAATGACTGACGAATCACGAAAGCACGCGGGGGCGCTGTCCCTCGGCATTGACCCGGCGACCATCACCGAAGTCCGTGAGGCGCTTGGGCCGTTCGTGGTGACGCCATTCGGCTACAGCGTCAAGGCGCGCTGGTCGGACGTGAACCTGGTATCAGGCGAGCGCTACGGATACAGCGAGAAAGCGCCGGGCGTGCTCTGGTGGCGACGGAAGGCGGCGAGATGAGATGCTTTTGGCTATGGGTTAGCGCGTTGGCTGATTGGTTCGCCGATTACGGCCTACGCGATTGGATGACATTGCCGCGCGATTTGGCGGTAACGTTTTGGCGTGATGTTTTACGCGGTGAAAACTGCGAATGGCGGCGGCGCGATAATTGGTGGGGTATAAATGACTGACAGTGCGCTGTTCATCGTGGTGTTGGCCTGCATCATTGTGCTGCTGTTGTTGGATGACGCGGGCGGCGGTGAACAATGACCACGTTTCTGGCGTCATTTCCGCCGATTCAAACCGCCATTAAAATCTATGGCAGCGGCGACGGGATGCGCATTCAGCTAGACATACCAGAAAACGAAATGGCTAACGCGCTTGACTTGCTGACAATGCGCCAGACCGTGCTGAGAGTAACGATTGAGGTAGAGAATAATGCCGTTTCAGAAGGGACAGTCAGGGAACCCGCGTGGTAGACCGCCGGGAAAGCGGGCGCTTACTGAGATTCTAAGCGCCCGTGGCCGCGCGCTCGTCACTGACACCGACGGCAAGCGCCGGCCGGGCAATGCCGTGGTAGCGCGGGCGCTGTGGGAGTTGGTGACAACCGGCACGACCACGCTGCCAGGGCGCGATAATCCATTGCGTGTTGGTGAGCACGGTTGGTTTGAAATCGTCAAATTCCTGTATGGGCAAATTGACGGGCCGCCACGACAGGAGCACGACATCACCACCGACGGCGAAAAGCTGACCGTCACACTGAAATGGCCTGAGCAAAATGAGAATTGACGTTACGCTGCCGCCGCTTCATCCTGGGCAGCTTGAAGTTTACCAACACCCGGCGCGCTTTAAGGTTTTGTCTTGCGGGAGGAGGTGGGGCAAAACACGGTTAGGAACGCTGATGGGCGTTGCCGGCGCATTGCAGGGCGGGCGTTATTGGTGGGTTGCGCCGTCATACAAAATGGGCGCGGTTGGTTGGCGTGGTTTACAGCAGCTAACAGCGCAAATACCCGGCATTGTCAAGAGCGAATCCGAGCGAATGGTGACGATGCCCGGCGGAGGCACGGTCCAGGTCAGAAGCGCCGATGACCCGCAGAGCTTGCGTGGTGATGGGCTTGACGGCGTGATCACTGACGAATGCGCGTACACCCGCCGTGAGGCGTGGGAAGAGGCGTTGCGCCCAGCGTTGTCAGATCGGCGCGGGTGGGCGCTGTTTATCAGCACTCCGCACGGTGTGAATTTTTTTAGAGAGTTATGGTTACGTGGACAAGACGCGGCCTTCCCAGACTGGCAATCGTGGTCATTCAAAACAAGCGACAACCCGTTCATTGACAAAGCAGAAATCGAAGCGGCGCGCCTTACAATGTCAAGCCGTGTGTTTAGGCAAGAATACGAAGCCGACTTCCTCAGCGACAACCCCGGCGCACTGTGGCGGCGACAGTGGATAGACGATGCCCGCGTTCTTGAAGCGCCGCAACTGGCCCGAGTTGTCGTCGCGGTTGACCCGTCGGCAACGTCAGGCGGCGACGAATGCGGTATCATCGGCGCGGGCGTGGCGACACAAGCGAAGCTGAAACATCTGTACGCGCTGGAAGACGCCAGCTTACAAGGCAGTCCCGACGCTTGGGCGCGCGCGGCGGTGACGCTCTACCACAAACTCAAGGCGGACGCCATCATTGCCGAGTCGAACCAGGGTGGTGAGATGGTGACGACCACGATTCACGCGGTTGATCGAAGTGTACCGGTGAAGCTGGTACACGCCAGTCGGGGCAAGGCCGTGAGAGCCGAGCCGATCAGCGCGATCTATGAGCAGGGGCGCGGGCATCACGTCGGCACGTTCGCGCTGTTAGAGGATGAACTTTGCCAATGGCAGCAAGGCGACGCCAGCCCTAACCGACTGGATGCGCTGGTATGGGCGGCGACTGAGCTATGCTTGGGCGCGGGTATACAGGTATTTTAACGGGGGTACAAATGAACATTTTTCAACAGGTTAAACAAGCGCTGGTGCGTTTCCCGCGCAAGCTAACATCCATTCGACTGTGGGGCGCTGCCTATGACAATGCGGCGATGTGGTCAACGACGAGCCAGGAGGCGCTGGTACGCGATGGCTTCCAACGCTATGCCGTGCTTTATGCGGCGATAATGTACAAGGCGCGTTGTGCGCAGTCGGTGCCGCTTGTTGCCTACACCGGGACGCGCGCCGAACCGCAACCGCTTGACTCTGCTCACCCGTTGGCGCGATTTTGCGACCGCCCTAACCCGCGCATGTCGTTTTCCGAGATGGCGATGCTCAACAGTGTATATCTGAACCTATTTGGTAACTCTTACACCGTATTCATAAAAACATCCACCGACATTGTAGCCTATCCATTGCGCCCTGACTATGTACGGCACGTATACGACAACGGTGATCTTGCCGGATATTTGTACTGTCCCACCGGCGGCTCGATTGCCGACGGAACGCCGATACTATCCGATATGATGATGCACGTAAAGCTGCCAGACCCTGGCGATCCATACGCCGGGTTCGGTCCGGGTATGTCTCCGATCTGGCCTGCAGCGCAATCCATTGACGTTGACAACGCGGCGACGGCATTCCTCAAGATGTTTTTCGACAATGGCGCTATGCCACTCGGACTTATCACAACCGAGCAGCAAATAGACAACGACACCGCCGATATGCTGAAAGACCGCTGGCACGACACTTACGGCGGCCACAAGAATTGGAGCGATACCGTGGTATTAGGTGCAGGCGCTACCTACCAGCGCGTAGGAGCAACGCTGCAGGAATTAGATATGACCATCCTGGACGCGCGCAACGAGGGCCGCGCCGCAATGGTGCTGGGCGTGCCGTTGACGCTCATCGAATCGCGCCCGCAAATGGTAGCGTCAACCTACAATAACAAACAGAGCGACCGCGAGATGTTCTGGCAAGACACGATGCTTCCAGAAATGAATATGAGCGACACAGAGTATCAATACTACCTGCGCGGCGATGACGGCTCATTTTGCGCTTATGACTATTCACAGGTACCGGCGCTCATTGAAGTGCGAATGCGGCGCGCCGCGATCTATTTAGCGGGTTGGGATGGCGGAGCGGTGCTGCGCAACGAGGCGCGCGCAGCACTGGCATTGCCTCCGCTTCCCGGCGGCGATGTGCTGAAACTATCGTTGTCTAACCAATACCTGCCAGCGGGAGAAGCGCCGCAACCAACGAGCGAAACCGGGGCCGCCGCTGCCAGCGATGAGGAAACCGCCGAAGCGACAACGAAGGCGCGCGCGCCGAGACAACGCAAGGGCCGCGCATTTAGCAATGAACAGAAGGCTCTACACTGGTATAAATTCGACAAGAAAGCGCAGGAGTTTGAACCGGAATACGCCTCCGCCGCTAATGAGGCATTCGAGTATGACCGGCGTAATGTGATGGCGCGCGTTGCTGAAGCCCGCGAAAAAGCATATCGCCTAAAGCAGACGGTTGACTGGCAACCGGTTATGCTGTCGGTGTTGGATTACATCGGCACGGACAGCCAGGGAAAATGGCGTGAAATCTTCGCGCCGGTATTCGCTAAAACCGTGATGGAAAATGGCGTTGCGCTCAATGACGAATATGGGATGGAATTCGACGTGCGCAACCTGCCTGCCGAAGAATGGTTTCAGGATTACGTGATGACCTTCTCTGACGAAATCAGCACGACGAGCGCCGATGAACTCAAGGCGCTGCTGGCCAAAGGGCAAGCCGAGGGCTGGTCGGTGCCGGAAATGGAAAAGCAAATGGGAATCCTGTTTCAACAGTGGATGAACGGCAACGGCGACGCCGCCGCGTTCGCCGGTGAACGAATTCCACCGCACCGCCGCGAGTTGATAGCCCGCGACCAAACGCTAAGGGCAAGCAACGCCGGGGCGCAAGCGCTGTATGTTGATTGGGGCGCGCCGATGAAGGAATGGTTAGCAACACAAGACGCCCGCACACGCGACGCCCACAGCGCCGCCGCTGGGCAACAACGCCCAATCAACGAGCCATACGGCGTTGGTGGTCAGGCGTTGATGTATCCCGGCGATCCGGCAGGGCGGCTTGATAATGTCATTCAATGCCGGTGCCAGTCGTTGGCGATATTCCCGGAATAAAAACGGGTGTATAATGGATTGTATGAACGCGACAACGAGCAACAACCGTGAACTAACGCCCGAACAATGGGAAGCGCTGCGGCGCGCCGTCAAATACTTTCACGCCGCCGAAGCAACGCCTGATAATACCATCATCGAGCCATCCGAGGCGCACGTTTCAGCGTTCACGGTACAGACGGCGAAAGGCCCGCAGCAGTTTATCCTAGATTTGTTCTGGCATCGCCTACGCGGTTGGGATGTGCGGTTCGGGTACTCTGAGGAATTTAACACCGTCGCGGTTAGCGACGTTTTGAGAATTGAGGAATTCGATGCAAAATATCACGGGCAATTTGAAGCCAACTCTGACAATTAACGACATAGAAAATGTGCTACGTGAAAAATTCCCTGAGTTTGTCGGTATTCTGTTGAGAGAATACGGATTCGTAGCATATTTCTACCACGTAAGCGGAGTAAGGCTTACGTACAATTTCGGAGATAGCGACATTAGCAAAATAGATATTTTCAAGCATCTGCCGTTAATAAAACATCGGGTTGTGAGCGCCATAGTAAACTATTTGTTTGACGAGGAAGGAATTATATGAGCGAAGCCCGCACTATTACCTATGATGGCATACTTGTAGAGCGCCCGGTGTACACCGTAACCGTTGTATGCCCAGTGTGCCACGAAACGCTGACGCAATTGAGTGACGGCGTGATTACGTGCGACAAGTGCGGCGCTGCGTTCGTGCTGAAAACGCGCGGCGTTGGGCCAAGTGAGACGAAATGACACAACCGCAACCCAATGACAAAATGTTACCGATCGAGATGGGCAAGCAATGGCAACGCCTGGAAGTTGACGGCCACTTTATGGGCCTGGTAGACATTGAGGCGGGCGTGTTCTGCCTGTACCATCGGGGTAAGCAAGTGTGGTATAGCCTGGCAGAGATGAGGAAAAAGCTATCACTTGAAATGATTGACGCAATTGATACAGAATTTATGAACCGCAATCATAAGAAATAGCGCAGCACAAAACCAAGCGCAAACGGCGCAAACCAACAAGACGCAAACGGCGTGAATTTCTTCACGCCGTTTTTGTTTGGAGGGATAATGAACCGAGAGTACAAATCTTTTGAATTCAAACTGAACGCGCTCGATCCAACCGGGCGCACCATCGAGGGCTACGCGGCGGTATTCGGCAATCTGGATCAGGGCGGCGACATCATCCATCCAGGCGCTTTTGCCAAGACGTTAGCCGAGCGCGGCCACAAAGTGAAATTCCTGTGGCAGCACGACCAACACGAGCCGCTGGGCCGCGTCACTGAATTGCGCGAAGACGCCTCAGGGCTATTCGTCAAGGCGACTATCAGCGACACGGCGCGCGGGCGTGATGCTTTGGCGCTGTTACGCGATGGCGCTATCGGCGGTATGTCCATCGGCTATGACGCGGTAAAGGGCGGGACAGATTACAGCCAGGGTTCAAACGGCGACCCGATCCGCAACCTGCGCGAGTTGAAACTGTGGGAGCTGTCACTGGTGACGTTCCCGATGAACGAGGAAGCCGGCGTCACGGCTTTGAAAATGGTAACGCCGCACCGCGCTTTACCCATAGCCGACCGCGCCCGACCGTGGGATGCGCCCGCCGCAAACGCCCGCGTCCGCGATTGGGCTGGTGCCGCCGAAGCTCCGAACGCCAAATATGCGAGTGCTTTCCTGTGGCACGACGCCGAAGCCGCTGACCAATTCGGCAGCTACAAACTGCAATTCGCTGACGTGGTAGACGGCGAACTGACGATGGTGCCACGCGCTGTCTTTGCCGTCGCGCAGCGCCTTGACTCTGCCGACATTCCCGACGCTGACAAGGCGCGAATTCGTGGCGTTGTTTCGCAGTACTACGCGGATATGCGGCGCGCGTTTGAGGATGAGAGCATCGTTGCGCCGTGGGATATGGCGAAGGGCGGGTTTGTTGGATACTCAGTGCAATCTGGTGACGGTGGAGAAAGAGAGCGCATCGCTACTTGCAGCGCAACCATCGTTAAAGACTATAACCTCATTGTAAAATCCGGGCGCGTCATCAGCAAAGCGAACGGCGCGCGCATTATGGCGGCGCTTGATAATCTCAAGAACGCAGCGGAGGCGCTGGAGGGCTTGCTCGAATCTGCCGGGATCGGCGGTGATGATGAGGAGATGCCCGCAGAGGATATGCCGCCCGATGAAGAGATGGCCTGCGGAACGCGCAAGCCGAAAAATGCAGATACCGCGCCCGCACAAAAAGCGGGCCGCGATTCTACCGCAGAAACTACCGGGGCCGGGCCACTGTCAACAGTACCCACCCAAGCGGAACGCGCGCGGCTGTTAGCTGAGATAAACCTGTACGAGCACTTAGGAGGTGCATAATGTCCGCGATGAGTCAGATTGACTTAATCGGCAAGGCGAAGGCGCTTTTTAATGAGGCGAAAGCCGTCATCGAAAAGCCTGAAGCCAGCGCCGAGGAACTTGCCAACGCTGGCAAGATGATTGACGAAGCCAAGAGCCTGCAAGCCCGCGCTGCTAAACTGAGCGACGTTATGGAAGCTGCGCGCAATTTGGCCGGTGAAGCCGAATCCAACCAGGGACAGGACGTTGACAAAATCCCAGGAGGGAGCAAGGCAAAGTTTGCCGACTGGTCGGAATACCTGTCGGCTATCTGGCGCGCTCAACACAAAGACGCCAGCGTTCGGCGCAACGATCCGCGCTTGGTGCGCTTCCGCGACGAGGTTGTGTCGGGAGAGCGCAAGGACATGACCGAGGCCATCGGTGCTGACGGCGGGTTCACCGTCCCGACTGAGTTTGACGCAACGATGCGCAGCGTGATGGCGGAAACGTCCATCGTGAGGAACCGCGCGACCGTCATTCGTATGCGCCGGCGCGCCATTCAAATCCCGGTGCTCGATCAAACCCAGACCACCACAGGCCTCCCGCATTGGTTCGGCGGGATGCAGTTCTACTGGGAGAAGGAAGCCGGACTAAAAACTGAGACCGATGCCCAATTCCGCCAGGTTGAATTGGTGGCCCACAAGCTGATCGGCTACACCCGCGCCGCCGATGAGCTGGTGTCGGATAGCGTCATTTCGTTGTCCGACTTCCTGAGCGGCCCAATGGGTATGGCCGGTGGTATCGCCTGGATGGAAGACTACGCCTTCCTGAATGGTACCGGCGCAGGTCAGCCGCTTGGTGTCATTCCTGCTCCCGCCACCATCGTTGTTCCGCCTACCGGCGCTACGTTGAGCGTCGGCGACATTGCGAATATGGTGGAAAACTTGTTGCCGTCTTCGATGGGTAACGCGGTGTGGGTTATCAGCCAGTCGTATATGTCGAACCTGATTCAACTCGCCGGCCCGGCCGGAAACCCGTCCTACTTCTGGCAGCCTAACGCCCGCGACGGCGTTCCCGGTACCTTGATGGGTATGCCGGTAATCTGGTCGGAGAAGGTGCCACTGGCCGGGAATCTCGGCTCCATCGGTCTGTACGACTTCCGCTATTACCTGCTTGGCGACCGCGAAGCTACAACGATTTCGAGCACGCAGTTTGACCGCTGGCGCTACGATGAAACGAGCTGGCGCGCGGTTCACCGGGTAGATGGGCAGCCGTGGCTGTCTCAACCGCTGACCTATCAGGACGGCACGACTCAGGTTTCGCCGTTCGTTATTCTCGGCGCTGGTGCCAGTTAAACAGGAGGCTATGATATGAGTTACACTGCTGGAAGCTACGAGTTAGAGGTACCACTGGCGTTTGAGCAGCCGAGCACGGTGCAGATCGGCACGACCGTAACGCCCTATGTTTCCCTGTCTGGCTACCATCGCGCTCACCTGGACATCCTGGTAGGAACGATGGCCGCCGGTGCGACGCTCAATTGCCAACTGCTCCAGGCGCAAGACGCCCTGGGTACCAACGCGAAGGTTATCGCCAACAAAGCCGGAACTGGTAACAAGGCGATCACTCAGCTTACCCAGGCAGGCGGCGATGGTAACGAGCTGTTGCGCATTGAGCTGCAAACCGAGGAGCTTGACGTTGACGGCGGGTTTGATTTCATCGCCGCGCAACTCGTTGTCGCCGTCAATACCGTGGCCGCTGCGGGTGTGCTGTATGGGTGTATCGCCCGCTACAAGCCCACTCCGACGACCAACTGGACTGAGATCGTAGACTAATACGACCGGGGGCGGGGTAACTCCCGCCCCTACAGGAATTATTATGGCTACTCATTTGGTTAAAGCAAAAACAATCGTTCGGGCAATGGATGAACACGGCATTCTGAAATCGTACACGCCCGGCGATATTTTCAGGGTACGCAACCAGGAACTTCGCGCGCTTCTCGCTGAAGGCAAAATTGAGATACCGTGCGAGTTTACCTTGTCGTCTGTGTATAGCCTGGATGATTGCGGCATTGCCGTAACCGGCAGCCTGGAATCCGTGCGCTCTATCGTCAACAACATTTCGTCGGAAATAGCCAATGACGCGCGCTGGCCGCGCACGCTGTTCTGGGACACCGCCGCCCGGCTGCGCGCCGACCTGATACCGGTAGGTTTTGACCGCCTCGCCCACGGTTGGCAAGTCGCCGCACCGCTGGCTTCCTATCGTCTGCTTGCGCGCGACATCGGCGACGATGCCGGACGCACGCTTACCGCTGAAATTATCCACGATTTGCGCGTACCATTCTATGATGTGCGGGCGCTGTTTGTGCGTGACTGTACTACCACCCGCGATCTGCTGAAACTGTACGCCGACGAATTGCAACGCCATCCCGAGCCGCGCCTGGCATTTTTGCGGGCAATGTACCAGGTCAAGCCGGTGCTATGCGCACTACCGGCGTCGTGGGTTGGCAAATGAACAAGCGTGGTATCGTGTATGTTGCGTATGGAGAGCGGGCGCGCGCGGCGTTGCGCCTGGCCGTGACGAGCGCACACGACAACACCGACTTGCCGATAACCGTCATCGGCGACCACGATCCGCGCATAAACGGCGTTGCGTTTGTGCGTTTCGATTCTGAGAAAACCGGGCGCTGGGCAAAGCTAAACCTTGACACGCTCTCGCCATACCCGTATACGCTCTACCTTGACGCCGATACTTGTATCGTAAGCCGTGACATTGCGCGCGGTTTCTCGGCTATCGCCGCAGGGTATGATATAGCTATCGCGCCGTCAGAGAATCAAGCGTCTGATTTTCTATCGCATAGCACATTGACAGACCGTGACAGAACGCGCGTGGCGTTGAGCAATCCAGACCCGTTACAATTGCAGGCCGGTATGATGTTTTTCGCGCGTAATGACAATACGGCGGCGCTGTTTGAGGAATGGCGCAACGAATGGAAAGCGGCGGGCGGCGGGCAAGACCAGGGAGCGCTATTGCGGGCGCTCGATAAAGCGCCGGTTAAACTGTGGCTGTTATCGCTCGATTGGAATTCCCGGCATGGTACGATTGTCGAACATCATTTCGGGGAGGCGCGATAATGTTGACGCCAACACCTACACCGACGCCATTCAACCCGATAGGGCATTTCATTCCAACACGCACACCAACGCCAACGCCGGGAGTAACGGCGACCACATTCACCGAAACGGGCGGAGACAGTTTCACCGGGCTGCTGCTGTTTTGGCTGTCCATCGCTGCGATCATCGCGGCGCTTTCACGGAGAATTAAATGAGCGTTAATATCGTTATTGCCAACATCAAAGACGACCGGGTTTTGCCACGCTTCGCCCGCCATTTGGTTAGCGGTTTAGGCTGGACGGCAAGCAACAAACCTGACCCGCGTGCCGAAGCCAATTATTATTTTGCATATTTCGAGTACGCGCGCGCGCATATCAACGGTAACGCCGCCGCCTACTTCACCCACCGCGAAACAACTGAGGGCGCGAAAACAGCAGCCTATGACGCAACGGCTAAGGCCGTTGGCTTGCGCGTGGTGATGAACGCCGGACAACAAAAGACGCTCAATACGTTAGGACATACCGCGCAGATACCGCTACCGCTTGACACTGACCATTTCAAGCTGGCTTCACGCCCGCACAATGCCCGCCCGCTGCTTGGCGTTGCCGGGTACACCTACAAATCCGGGCGCAAAGGTGAGCATATTTTCGACCAGGCGCGGGCGCTCGTTGGCAAGGCCGTTGACTGGACGGCAACCGGGCGCGGTTGGTCCATATCCTGCAATATCAGGCCGTGGAAAGAAGTGCCAAAGTTCTTTCAATCGCTTGACCTATACGTTTGTACCGCGACCATCGAGGGCGGCCCGATGACCACGCTCGAAGCGCTGGCGACGGGTTGCCCGGTGATTATCCCGGACTCGGTTGGCATACACCCAGAACTCCCAGACGTTCCCGGTATTTGGCGCTATCGCACTGGCGACGCCGACGATCTGGCGCGCGCTGTCCGTGACGCTCTGCCGCAACTTTCAGCGGTTGACCCGGCGCAACTGCGCTCCTCTACCGCGCCGCATTGCATTGAGGCGTGGGTAGAAGGCCATCGCGCCGCGTTTAATTCCTGGCTCTATGAGAAGCCGTTACAGCCGCCGATAGATTGGCACGGGCGCGCCGGTATTTATGTTGTTGCGTTCGGCGATCCAGCCCGCGAGCAAGCGCGGTTGTGCGTTGGTTCGGCGCGGCGCTTTATGCCGGATGTGCCGGTTGCGTTGTGCTCAGACAAGCCGCTGAACGCCGGTGAAACGCATTTCATCCAACAGCCTGACGCCGACATCGGCGGGCGCATCGCCAAACTAAAGGCTTATGACCTCGCGCCGGCGGAGTGGGATTGCGTTTTGTACGTGGACGCCGACACCGAATTTGTCGCGCCGGTTACTGAATTCTTTGACCTTACCGCCGACGGGTGGGAATTCGTCATTTGCAAGGACGCCCACCTTCACGACAAGGTGAGTGACTACGAACGGCGCAACAACGCGCCAGACCTCGCCGCGACAGTGGCGGCGGTTGGATCGCGGGAAATGTTACAAATAAACGGCGGTGTGTGGGCGTTCCGGCGTTGCGCGGCGTCACGCGATTTCTTCAAGCGCTGGTTAGAAGAGTGGAGCGTGTACAAGGGCCGCGACCAGGGCGCGCTGCTACGAGCGCTGTATAATGACCCGGTGCGGGTGTTCTGGCTTGGCAACGAATTTAACACGATGATCACGCTCAAAGGCGAGGAGTACCCGCCGGGGCGCGCTGGTACTGCCGGGATTCTGCATCACGTTGGCACGGCGCGGCGATGGGAAGGGCAGGTACCAGCCGGGAAAGGCTTGACAGACCCGGAGGCGTGGGCGATGGTTGACGCCTACAAAGCGAAGACGGCGGCGCGAAAGGCGCGGGGTAAGAAATGAGACGGGAAACGTTTAGCTTTGAGCGGCGGCGCTACGAATACCTAAACCACGACTATAACCACGCAAGCGAGAATATGAGGAGCGTCGAGGTACCCATCGGCTTGCACTTTATGAGCGAATATGACCCGGAGAAGGCGCTTGAAGTCGGTAACGTCACGGCGCACTATGGCCCAGTTGGTTGGCGCTCTCTCGATATGCGCGAAGGTGACATACAGACAGATTTGATGACATACCAGCCAAAGCGCAAACTGTCGGCGATTCTCTCAATCTCAACGCTGGAGCACGTCGGATATGGGCGCTACGCCGGAACTGGCAACGCTGACCCGCAAGCGGTTGTGCGCCATTTGCGTAGTTGGTTGGCGCGCGGCGGCGCGATGCTGGCGACTATACCCATCGGCTATAACCGGGCGTGGGATGATGCTATAATGCGCGACGTTATGGGAGCAACCCAGTTTTTTATGCTGCGCCTGAACGATGAAAACGAGTGGAAACAGGTCAGCAAAGCGCAGGCGTTCGACGCGCAACCAAGCCGGTGGCGGTGGGGATCGGCGGTTGCTATTTTGAGGTGGAAGCAATGAATCTTAATCTAGGTTGTGGCAATGATCCGCTGAAAGACGCGGTGAATCACGACATTACCAAGCACGCGCCGTGGGTTGACGTAATGCACGACCTCAACATTATGCCGTGGCCGTGGCAAGACAACGAATTCGACATTATCAAGGCGTGGGCAGTTTTGGAGCATTTACACTGTGAGCGCCTGTCGATTCTCAATGAGTGCTGGCGTATCCTCAAACCGGGCGGCTTGCTCGTTGCCAAGCTGCCCTATTGGAATTCAGAGGAAGCGCACGACGACATCACTCATTACTGGTTCACAACGTTACACCAGCTCGACCAATTCGACCCGACGACGCAACGCGGGCGTGATTACGGTTTTTACACGCTGCGGAAATGGAAGATCGTATCGAGCAAATATAGCAACGCCGGTCACAGCTCGATTGTACACAAACTGCGAAAGGTGGGGTGATATGGCGGATTTGAATTTATCACAAGGGCAACAACTGCCACAGGGGGCTAAAACTCGTTATGTGGATATGGGCGGCGGGGTGTACGCGCAGCTTGTCGCCACTACCGATGTCGGGACAACGCCGGAAGAATCCGATTTGACGCTGACTCATACGGCGGTGAACGTCAACGGCAATACAACGGTTATCGCGGCGAACGCCAACCGGCGCTATCTGCTCATTGTGAACGATAGTGACACCGTGGTTTACTTGTGGCTGCAAGCGGGTGCGGCGGCGGTTAATCGCGGGATTCGTTTGAATGCCAGTGGCGGGAGTTTCGAGCTAACGCCACACAGTGGGATGTACGCGGGCGCGATCAGGGCCAACCACGGTGGCGGAGCGGTTAATAAGCTGCTGCTGATAACCGAGGGGGTGTAGCGATGCCACTACGCAATGAAACACTTTATGAGCCGGTGCCAAGCCTGCAATTCCAAACGAACCCGCCCACGCCATTCACATACCAGCAAGGGCGCACGTATTGGGATGCAACCGATGAGACGCTGGCAATTTCGCAGGTTGGCGGCACGTCGCCGGTAACACAACAGGTGGGACAAGAGACGCAGGTATGGGTATGGAATAACACCGGCGCAGACTGGCCTAATGGTGCGATTGTTTATCCTACTGGCAGCGTATCCTATCGCCCTACCGGAGCGCTGGCGCAGGCTAACGCCATCGGGACGGCGTTGGCACGCGGTATCACCACAATGCCCATACCGAAAAATACCAGTGGAATGGTGACGACATACGGAATGGTTCGCGGTTTCGACACTCAGACGCCGGGATGGGCCGAGGGTGATTTTCTGTACCTGTCGCCAACCGTCGCCGGCGGATTACAAAACACTCCACCTACCAGCGGGTTTACCCTGTGGTGCGCTTACGTGTTGCGCCGCCATCCTACTGACGGCATTGTGTTTTTCGTGCCATCGCCGCGCCCGGCTATGGGCAACGTCGCCGGCGGCAACTACACGGCGTGGGATTACACCGGGACCGGGCAGGCGTTTGGGCTGGCTACCTGTTTCCGCGATGAACTGCAAAGCGTTACCGGTACGCAGATCACAAGCCCGGCGGGAGACTTCCAGCAGAACATTGCCGAGGCGAGCGTAACGGCTAAAACATCGGCGCGCTACCCGACAGACTTTATCACAACCAACTGGCAAATAAATCACGATTGGGCGTTGGGAACTTCGGTTTATCCGCATATTCACTGGTGGCAAACTGAGGCAGATATGCCAAACTGGCTCATTGCCTATCGTTGGCAAAAGCAGGGAAGCGCAAAAACTACGGCGTGGAGCGAATTGCCGTGGACAACCAACCGGGCAACGTATGTTTCCGGTACGCTCAACCAGATCACCGGATTCGGCGCAATCGCAGCGCCCGCCGGCTATGGTCAGGTGAGCGATATCATCCAGGTTCGGCTGTACCGCGACGTTACCAATGCCTCGACAAAGTTCACCGGCGGGGCCGAGGCTTCTCCGCTGGATCAGGACATCGTGAACCTAGACGCCCACATCGAAGTGGATATGTTGGGCAGTCGCGAGCAGTATTTGAAATAGGGGGAGACTATGGCAGCATACGCGACGGCGGCGCAATTGCGCGCCCAAATCAATAAAACCAGCGCTGCAGACGACGCGGTTTTAACGCTGATTTTGCAGGCAGCTTCAAACGTCATTGACCGCGTGACGAATCACCACATTGACGGCGTGAGCGCTTTCGATGCCGGGATCGCTTCGGCGCGGGTGTATAATGGAAGTGGGCGGCGGTATCAGTGGATTGACGAATGCGTCAGTATTTCAAGCGTTGCCGTCAAGGATTCAGTGACAGATACGACCTATACGGCGTGGTTGGCTTCGGACTGGTTGGCGTTCACCGGTGGAGCGCAGCGCCCGAATTACAACGACAAGCCGTATACCGGTTTGATGTGCGCTCCCAATGGCAATTACTCTGTTTTTACCAGCGGCGCTTATGGCGGCGGTTGGTGTGATTTATGGGAGAACGTAACACCGGCGGCGCATCTATCCGACACCATCACACGGCCCGTTACGTTCCCAACGGTGCAAGTTACCGCGTCGTGGGGAGTCACGGCGACGCCACCCAATGAAATCAGTGAGGCGGCAATTATGATCGGCGCGCGTTGGTGGAAACGCTTGGAATCGGCAATGTCGGACACACTCGCCAGTGGAGAACTTGGGCAGCTACTATACACACAACCGGTTGACCCTGATATAAAATTCATTTTGATGAACTCACGCTGGTACCGTCCGCAGGTAGCGCGGAGGTATTAGGTGTCAGACGCGGTAACTATAAAAGGTCTGAAAGAGACGCAACGCGAAATGGAGCGCATTGTTAGAGAATTGCGCGGCGGGCGTTTACTGGAAGCAATGCGCAAAGCTACGTTGATTGTGCAAGCTGACGCCAAGCGCAAAGCGCCGGTAGACACCGGGCGCTTACGGGCAAGCATCACACCGGAGATACGCGCAACGCCTGGCAGCGGTATACGTGGTGTCGTCGGTAGCGTGGTTGTATACGCGCCTTACCAGGAGTTCGGGACAAAGCGAATGGCGGCGCACCCATACCTATACCCGGCATTCGATGAGAACAAAGACCGCATCGCCAAAATTATCAGTGATGCGGTCGCGGAGATTGTAAAATAATGGCATTCCCAAACGTGACACTGAAAGACGCATTTACCGGAACCGGGGCATTATCGGCAAATTGGATGATGGCGCCTGACCCGGCCTTCGGGATGGACACGCTCGTCAGGGACAATGACGCCGCCGCGCCAACCGAAGATCCAAGCGGGAACTGGTGGGTTGCTGGTCAGCACACGGCGGACGTTGACATCGTTGCCGACATCAAAAATGACTTTGAGCCAGCCGGGACTTATATCAAGCTATACTTTCGCCTGCAAAACGTTCTCGGCGCGATTGTTGACGGCTACGACGTGGCGTTTGGTGCAAGCCTGTTCGATGGCAACACCACGAAAATTTATTTGATTCGTGGAGTTTCCGGGATGATACTTGGCGTTTTTGACACCGGAAACGCACCGTTAACCAATGGCAGCCGTGTTGGTATTCGCGTTGTCGGCGATGACGTTGAGTGTTACATTGACTACGGCGGCGGGACGTGGGTACTCGAAACGACGATGACCACGGACGGCGCGGTCACGGGCGTTGGTTATGCCGGACTCGCCTGGACTCAGATCACGCCACAGAACCCGTCATAGGTGACGTATGACAACAAACATAAACGCTTTCTATTTCGGTACTCCGGTTACTTGCGTTGCGCTAACGTCGGCGACTATAACGCCAGACCCGGCCAATAGCGGGCTGTTGTGCGAGGATCAGGAGTTTACCGTTACCTATCTACCGGTTGGAGCAACGCCGCCCATCACCTACACCTGGTCAAGCGATGGGCTTGTCGCCGGGCAAGGCACGGCGTCAGCCACATACAATTGGTCTGAGACGTGCAACCATACCGTAACCTGCACCGTGTCGAACGCTTGTAGTTCGGTCAGCGATACGGAAACCGTGTCTATCAAGTTCACTTTGATGCAGATTGCAACGGCCATCAAAGACACGTTTGAAACGAATATGAGTGCGGCGCTACTGTCGCGGGCTTATGGGTACAACGAACTGCCGGAAGGCGTCAATGACGCGCCGTCATTTATGGTGTACTGGCAATCTATCAATGATGACCATTACACCGACACCGACCGCACCACGATGAAGGGGGGCGTGAAAGTCAAAGAACTAGATTTCTACCTTGACTACTACGCCAACCCGCGCAACAACCTTGCCGAGAATAACGACCTGTTGACGCAAGCTGCCAGTGAAATCATTGACATACTTGAGGAAGAGTCACTTGGTTGCACCTATCCAGACCATTGCCCGCCATTCGGGTTGTGCGGGTTAAAAAACTTTAGATGGACTGGCGAGCGCGTTACGTTTGACTATGGGCCAGATAAATATTACGGCGCGCGCTTCACCATCACGGTGCGGGTATTCTAATGACGCTATACCGGGCGCTGGAGAATCTCAGTATCGGCATAGTTCGCGGTGAGTTTTTCGACAGTTCGCGGCTATCCGACAAGGCCCGCAATGTGCTAGAGGGACGCGGGCGCATTGCGCCGGTAAACTATCCGGCAATTGCAGAAGTGTGGCCGGAGCGCGTTGACGTGCTGTTTAGCGCCGGTTTTAACTGTTTTTCTGAGTTGATTCTGGCTCGTAAACCCGACGAGCCGTTTAGAACCTGGCAGGCGGAGGCTATCAAGCTGCTGTCGCCGGGAAATTATCAATCCTGCGGATGCAGAAGGAGACAAAGCAATGCCTAAGACAACGGACAGTGTAGCGCAGGCCTGCGCAAAAATCGAGATACAACCGGGATGCACCGGGACCTGGTACGACATTAGCGGAGAGACGAACCTGGCAACGTTGCCCAAAGAGGTGCTGACCACTGGAAGCGTGGCCGTTTTTGATGACGACACCCACGTCCTGAGCGCCGGTAAAAAGCCGCCCATCACGGCGACGTTTTCCATCGTGTATACCGAGAATCCGGCCGAGGCGTGGGAGCTGGTGCGCGCCGTGTGGCAAGCGCAGGGATGCGAGCGCCCGATGTGTGTGCGGGCAACGCCGAAGGGTGGCACGGTTGGCGATATGGAAATCGGTATCGGCGACGCCAGCCATAACGCGCTGCTCGTTGGCTTCTCGCCACCCACTCTCAACGCGGGCGCTGGCGAACCGGCTATGGCAGAGTTTGACGTGTTCGGCAACTACCGCTACGATGCGAAAGCGAGCTAGACAATGCAAATCAAAAGCGATTTGACGCAACGCGATGTGGAAGCGTTCCAGGACGCCGTGGCAGAGTTGAGCGGCGCGGTGATAAGCCGCGATCCGGCGGCGGTTGTCGCGGCGCTTTCGCTGTTTCACACTGAAATCGTGAAGCTAAAGCCGACGGCAGAGCAGTACCACGAACTTGGGCAACGCTTTATGGAAGCCGAGCGCGAACGGTCGGGGAAGCTGACGGCGGCGGCTTCAAATCGCATCTACGTTCTCGCCGGTGTGCGCGCCGGGATCGTGGAAGGCGTAGACACCACAACGCTTGGCGAGCAATCGCCGGGCGCTATTATGCGAATGGCACAGACGATTATCAAGACAGTCAATGCGTCTTTCGAGGTGCCGGGGGAATAATCGCGGCGGCGGCAGATTGCGCAGAGAACGGCGCGCCGCCGCCGCGAGAACTCACGTTGTACTGGCGTTGCAAGCGCTTCGGTGCGCTACCGTCACCGGGCGGAATCCTTGACCAGCCCGCCGGACTGCTGGCGCGAATGGAAACCGCCGGGACAGTGTACGATACAATGCAGGCGTTTCTGGCGTCGCGCAGCAAGGCAGAATGGCGCGTTAGCAATCCCGACGGTTGGCGCGTAGTCTGTGAGGTATACAAGTGGCGAAAAACACAATCGAAATAGTTATCAACCAAACCGGGAATGCCATAAAAGGCGTTGGCGCTGTGGCCGACGTTGTAACCGGCCTTGCCGGTAACGCGCTTGGTGCCGTCAAGCCGCTGCTAGATTTAGGTAAGGCAATTTTCGAGGTTGGCAACGCCGGGGCAAAGGTAGCGCAAACAAAAGCGTCATTTGATGGCTTGGGGGTGTCGCTGGAAGCACTGCGCAAGGCGAGCGGAGGAACGGTTGACGATATGACGCTAATGAGCGCGACGCTTACGCTAATGGCGGGCGCTTCTGGAGATTTGGCGGCAGGGCTTGGCGAAGCTACACCGCAGCTTATGGAAATTGCGAAGGCCGCCAACAAGCTAAACCCAACGTTAGGAGATACCGCTTTCCTTTACGAGTCAATTTCAACCGGTATCAAGCGCGGAAGCCCAATGATTTTGGATAACTTGGGCTTGGTTATCTCACAGGAAAAAGCCAACAAAGACTATGCGGCGGCGCTTGGCAAGACCGCTGCGCAATTGACAGACAACGAGAAAAAGCTGGCGTTGCTCAATGAGGTTTTAGCAAAAGGCGACGTGCTGATACAGCAGGCCGGCGGGAATACTGCGTCTGCTGCTGACGGGTTTGATCGCTTCAAGGCATCACTCGGAAACTACACCGACGCGGCAAAGGCGGCCTATGCTGGTACCGGCGGGCTATTCGACGTGCTGGCAGGCGGGCTTGACGCGCTGACAGAGTTTCAAAACAAGTGGACGGAATTCTATGTTGTTGGTATTCTCGGATTAGGCACGGCAGCAGACCAGGCGTCATTGTCAATGAATAGACTTGGATCGGCCTTGAGCAACGCAACGTCTGACATAACCTTTATGAATACTGAGATGGCGCAGGCGACGACTATCGCAGGACAGAATCAATTCGCGCTAACGTCAACCCAGGACGCCATCATCAAATACGACGCGGCGGTGCGGGCAAACACCGAAGCAACGAACGCGCAAAAGGACGCATACTTAAGCGCTGCGGCGGCGCTTGGCGAAATGTCAATGGCACAATACGTGGCTGAACAAATCAACGCTCTAAGTGAAGCCGAGAAAAATGGGACAATCACAACCGAGCAATATCTGGCGGCGAAAGAGTCATTACTCACAACGTCAGGGCTTCTAACAGATGCCGAGCGCAGCGCACAAAGCGCCATTGACAGCGTAACCGCATCGTATGCATCTGGCAGAATATCGGCGGACGCCTATGCTCTTGCGGTCAGCAAAATAAAATCAAACATTGACGGACTGCAAGACAAAACTGTAACTATCACGGTAGAAATGCGCGGCGATGCGCAGGCATACGCTAATGCTGGCGTAGCCGTGAACGCGCCGGCTAAGGGCGGCCCGTCCGTCGCAATGCAAAGCGGATTTAACGGAATTTTTACACGCCCAACGATGGCGATCTTCGGCGAGGGCGGCCCGGAGATGGTGACAGCGCAACCGTTGAGTAACGTTACCAACAACTATAATCTAAGTGTGAACTCAGTCGCGGCGGCGGCTTCGGTCGTTGACGATTTCAATATGATGCGGGCGTTTGCCGGGAGGCCATAGCGTGGCGATAAAATGCAACAGCGTAATCTGGGAATACCTGCGCCCGGTGGCGGACGTGAATCACTTTCTCAACCCGTCGGCAGAGTTTGACGTTGACGGGTTCACCGGCAGCGGCGCAACAGCTATAGCACGCGACGGCGGCACGTCGTGGATTGGCGCGGCTGCGGTGCGGGCGTCCAACGCGGTCGCCGCTCCCGATTGGTATTATCAGGCGGCGCTCTCGATTGTCCCGCTGACTACCTATTATTTCAAGCTGCGCATTAAGGGCGTTCTTGGGCAAACTTACCGCGCGGCGGTTTACGACACCTGGCCTGCCGGTCCGAACGATACCATTGACGTGGTAGCCACCGGCGATTGGCAAAATGTGACGTTGCCGTTTGCCACGGGAGTTGGCGCAACAACTCCGACCTATCGCGTGGCAGCGTTGGCGCAAGCTGGATCGCCATTCTACACTGACGGCATTGAGGTAGTGTCACAACCTGACGCGACGTATTTGGACGGCGACCAGCCAGGGTGTACCTGGGATGGCGCGCCGCACGCCAGCAGCTCACGCCGACCGGCGACAACGCGCGGCGGCGGGGTGTGGATTGACCCGCAAACAGAACACCGGTTTATCCTCAGCTCAGAAAGCGGGACTGGGTTGCGCCCTTTCGATTACTTGGAGCAAAACCGCAACAAGTTCCCAGGAACGCAACCAACCGGCGTCAAAGTCGAGCGGCGCGTTTTTCAGCTTGGCGGCATTTTTGACCCGGTAGATTTCAACGATCTGCGCTTGAATCGCAATGAGTTCATCCACAATCTTAGCCCATTGACATATCCGCTAGAGAATCGCCGGGCGCAGCCGGTACGCTGGAGGTACACCGGGACGCAAAAGTCGCTAATCATTGAGGCGAGCTATGAGGGAGGGCTTGATGGCGCGCTGACCGCTGACGATACCCGCACCGAAAAAGCGGCGCTGCGGATGGTAGCCAACGACAACCCTAATTTCTATTCGCAGCTCCAGGACGGCGACGATCTTGATTTCACCGACGATCTGACTTACACCGATTGTTTTGCATTGGAGCACGCCGACGGCGTATGGTCGCCGCTAATGACTACGGTCGCCGGTACCGGGACGGCGTTCGCGGTGGCAGTAGCGAATGATGGCGTTATCTATTTCGGCGGCGACTGGACGAGCATTGACGGCGACGGCACGTTGCAATATTGCGCGGCCTATAACCCATTATCTGGTACCTGGAATGCGCTTGGAGCTGGTGCTGTAACCGGGATTGTGAGGGCGCTTTTGCCGTTGCCTGATGGCCGGGTGATGTTAGGCGGAGATTTCACCAACGTCGGCGACGCCAACGGAGATTACGCGGTAATATATGACCGCACAACCAATACGTTTACCTCGCTCAACGCCAACCCGCTGAATGGCGCAGTTCACGGACTGGCGCTTGACCCGTCATCGGGTGACGTTATCTTAGTTGGCGCGTTCACGCAAGACTCGGTACCAACAACGCTTAACTATGTGGCGCGCTGGCAAAGCACCGGCGCTTATGTTGCCAATGGCGTCACGCTCGACTCTACCGTGCGCGGTGTTGGCGTGCGCTCAACTGGGCAAATCATCGTAACCGGCGATCAAACCGGGTATATCTCAGGGTGTGACGCGGGTACCACCACCTGGTATACTGTCGCCAACGGCGCGGGCGCGAACGCCGCCGGGCGCTTTGTCTACATTGACCCGGACGACGACACGGCATTCGTGGGCGGGACGTTTGCTACATTCGACGGCGAGACGGCGCGCGAACTGATACAGCTTGGGCTACTATCGAGCGGTTATGTGCAATGGAGCGCGGTTGGCGGAGGGTTCACCACCAACGCGGCGCGGGCTATGCGTAAGCGTCCCGACGGCGCGTATATCGTTACCGGAACGTGGGCCGATGTCATTGACCTGACGGCAAATACAAAAATTGTGCGGTGGTCGGGTAGCGCCTACACGCCCGAACTGGTAAACCTGGTATGGGGTTCGCTCACTGGCGTCTATGGAGTCGCCATCACCAACGATGGGCGCGAATATTATGCGTGCTCGGCGCTACCGGCGGCAACGCTTGCGGCAGGTATTACAACCATTGACTTGCCCGACGGCGCGGCATTTACCTATCCGATTATAGAAGTAAAAAAGGACGGAGATACAGGGACGGCGCGGCTGTATGGTTTTGAGAACATCACCAACGGAACGCGCATTGTCTTTGACTCGCCGCTAATTTTGACCGATGAAATTATCAGTGTTAATTGCGCCGCCGGTACGATTACCAGCAGCTTGGGGCGCAAGGTTTATCCTATCGGCGGGACTGAGGCGCGCGGGTTGTACCTGCAAGCGGGCGACAACACCATCGCCGCGTTTGTGTCTACCGGCGGTGGCGCGACGGTCATCACGCGCGCTTATTGGAATATCCAATACTCGGCGGTTGACGCGGCAGAGGATAACGATTAAATGAGCGTAACGATTTACGTCACCGACGCTTTTGGACGGCGTATTGATACCGTATCCGGGTATGACGCGCTCGATTGCGCCATATCGCAAAATGATGTTGGCGCGTGGTCGCTGAAGTTTGCGGCGGAACGCTTCCCGCGCCCGCTGTTTTTCAGCGGTAACGCGCTGGCGCTGGATCGCCGCATTGAGGTATGGCGTGCGCCGTATGGGCGCTCTGAGCGGTTGGTATTTTGCGGATTCCTGCGCAGCTATGAGGAGAACGCGCAAGGATACGCCTACACCGAAGATTACACGCAAGAATGGACGTGGTGTTTTGCTGCCGGGTCCGGCACTGAATCGGCGCGGGTGCTGACGTACATTGGCAATGATACACGGCTGGTGGCGTCGCCGCTCAACAGGCGCGAGGGATTCTATGAGGATACCAATGAGGCAGATACAGCAGTTTTGCAAAGCGGTGCACAAGGCGAGCTGTACGCGCACCGCCCGGTTGTCAACTTCGCGCCGCGTAATATCGAATTCGATTACCTATACCCGCACGATTGGCAGATTGGCGACGTTCTCAAAGTTTCGACCGGTGAACCCAACACCATCACCGTTGGCGGCCCTGACTTGACCGACTTGCTGGCACGGCGCATTGTAGCGTACAAAACCGGCACGGCAGAGGCGCGCAAAAACGAAGCGGCAGACGATATGATGAAAGCGTTCGTTTACGAGAATATGGGCGGAGGCGCAACGGCGGCACGGCAATGGCCGGCGGCGTTGGGTTTTCAGATCGCCGGTGATCAAACCATCGGCGCTGTAATCGAGTATAGCGCAAAGTTTGGCAACGTGTTGGAGCTGCTGCGCTCAATCTCTGACCGCACTGCCGAAGCTGGATCGCGCGTGTATTTCGGTATCGTGCCGACCATCACCGGCGGCGTTGTCGTGCCACGATTTGAAACGCGGGTGGGGCTATGGGGCGCTGACAAAACCGCGCTTCCAGTTGCGGCAGGTTATCGCACGCAATCGCTAACTATCGCCGGTGTACGCTTAACGGTTACGCGCGATAAAGAAGTCGTCACGCCACGGTTTGCGGAGGACGCCGATGCTTGACCCGGTACAAATTACGCGACGAATAACTGCAATCGAGAAGCGCCTTGAGTTTATGCGCATCGAAGTCCCAACAGTTGGCGGCGGCGGCGGTGCCATCGGCGGCACCATCGGCGCTGGTCAGGTCGCATACGGCACGGCGCTTGACACTATCGGCGGCGAGGCTGGTTTTGAGTATGACGATGGTACCAATACGCTCACGGTAACTAATTTAGTTGTTTCTGGTATCGCCGGGCCGGTGTTTGCGTACCCTGACGCCGCAAGTCAGTTTACAGCGCTGGCTAACGCTGTCGGCTATCTATACAACGATGGCGCGGGCGGATTCTCGTATCAGGCCGCTCCTCTGCTCCTGCTCCATAATATGTTGAGCGCAACGCACACCGACACCACACCGGCGGCTGTCGTTCGCGGTGACTTGATTACCGGGCAAGGCGTCGCGCCAACGTGGTCGCGCCTGGCGATTTCAGCACCGGCGGCGACGTTTATGAATTACTTGGGCGCGTCCAATGGCGATACTGAGCCAGGGTATAAGGCGTTGTTTGATATTACCGTTCCGACAACGGTCGCGCCTGGGGACGTTGCGGCAACGGGAACAGCGACTATAGCAGCGCGGCGCGATCATACCCACGGCGCACCAGCGACATATCCGGCAACGGCCCACAATCTCCTCTCGGCTACGCACGGCGACACGGTGGTAAACGGCGCAACTCGCGGATCACTCATATACGGAAACGTAACGCCAGCTTGGGACGAGCTGGTATTGGGCGGTATTTCTGGCAGTGTTTTAACGCGCAATGCCACTGACGTGATATGGTCGGCGGGAGGTCTTTCGTTCGGCGGAGCGTACACACTGACAATACCGGCGACGGGAACTGCGCTACTGCGCACAAACAACGTCGCCGCCGGGCGCGTGCTGTTTGGGAGCGATGCGAACACGGCGGATGCAGAAGACGCGCTATTTTGGGATGCCGCGAACAACAGACTCGGGCTAAACGCGTCCGCATCACCTGGTTACACGCTGCACGCAGTTGGCGCTGCGTCTGAGCAGTTTATTGGGCTTTTTGCAGAGAGTGGAATAACCCCAGAAAACTCAGTAGCAGCCCCGGCATCGGGTAGAATGGTTTCAGTACAGGGAAACGGAGCTGCCTATTTTATGGGACGCGACGTTACAAACAATATTGAGTTCATTATGGGAACGACGGTTGCCGGAGCGTCATTCGCCGGGTCTATGACTAACCACAATTTCCAACTAAGAACTAACAACACCACCTGGTTCACTCTAAACACATCGGGAAATGTTGGTATCGGCTATTTCCTTTTGCCTTCTGCACGATTGCATGTCGCGCAAGAAACCGCGACAACCAACGCCATTCTTGAAGTCGCACGATTCGAGGCGCAAGTCACCAGCACCGGCGTTGCTGCGGCAGGGTTCGGCCCGGCCTGCACGTTTTACGGAGAAAGCTCAGTTGATACCACCTACCGCAAAATGGCGCAAATTGCAGCGGTTTGGGCAACAGCCACCGACGCAACGCGTAAAGCGCGCGGCGTGTGGTCAATATGGGACACGGCAGAGCGCGAAGGTATGCGCATTGAGGCAAGCGGAACCGCGCCTATGTTGTCATTCTACGGCGGTACGGCCGTCATACGCGGCGGCGCTCTCACTGCGGCGCTCGATACGATCAAATACACGGCGCCGGGTACACCTGACTATGACATTCAAGACCTTGCATCTGGCGGCTATGGGTTTGTTACCAGCGACGAAGGACAGACGGTATTGTCAGTGATTGCGAATTTGCAGCAAAGGGTAAACGAGATAGAGGCAAGACTTAACGGCACTACTGGTGTAAATCTATTCGCTTAGGAGGCGACAAATGGCAAACGCAAAATTCTCTGATTTCATTACACGCTCGCGGCAGGCGGTGCGAGATTATCAGGCGTGTATACTCAATATGCGCAGGATACAAGACGAGTGGTCAAGTCTGTACGGCGGGGCGCTGATGGTAGAAAGTGAATTCGTTGGGGAAAACGAAAACATTATCCCAAACCCAACGCGGGTCGCATCACTTGGGGACACCATCGGCAGTATTGGGACAGTTGTGAGCGCCTATGATGGCGGAATTGACGTTATTTTCCAAAAGGTTGCGTGATGACAAATCTACTGCAAAACCCATCATTCGAGAACGGCTGGCATCAGACAAACCCAGACAGCGGCAATCAAACGCCGAACAGATGGGCGCTCACGTGGCGCGACAACGGCGATACAATGTATTCCGCCGGCGCTTTCCCTGGTGAGGATGCGCCAGCCATTGACGCAGTCATCGCCGCGCCTGAATGCGTCCACAAACTCGCGGCGCAATTGCCACCCGATGAACAGCTTGGAGCTCCGCACGCCCTGATATTGGACGGCGACGTGACATATAAAATATTTCGCGTTGGCTTCTCAGCTACGCTTTCGCAAAACCTGACAGTAACGCCGGGCGCGCGTGTGCGCTTTTCCGCTCCAATTCAAGCGCATCACCACGGCGACGGCAGTTATGGCGCTTGCGCGGTTCGTGTATGCGTCAATGAGACGTGTAGCGCTTGGGCAACGTTTAGCGGCGGCCTGCCTGACCCGGCTAACCCGGCGTGGGTAACGCTGACCATCGAAGCCGAGATACCGGAAAGCGGCGCTTGTATCGTGGCGATAGACTGCGAAGGGCGCGCGGTTGCGCCGATAGACTTTTTCATTGACGCGGTAGCGCTTGAAGTCATTGCAGAGCCGACGAATGGACGCGGTACGCCCCGCGAACAATACGAGAAGACTTCGTATTTGATGCACCCGAACGCCACGGCGCAACAATGGCGCGTCATTGCCGAGGCGGCGCGCACAACCGGCACAACGGTTACGGCAAGCGCTGACGACGCGGGCGTGGGCGATCTGGACGCGCGGCGTGTCTACCTGGTACAGTTCCAGGAAGGCCCGCGGTTTAACGTTGCGGATATGGTCGCGTGGTATGCCGACTACTATCCCGGTGTCACCGTTGAGGAGTACGCGGTTGGCGGCAGTGAACCCGATGACGGCGGCGACGGTGAACCGGAACCGCCAACGCCGCCCACCCCTCCCGATGACTGGACGCCAACAAATTACACGCCGGAGGGTACCAAGCTCGGCCTGCATTGTGTCGGAGGGTACCCGTTGGACCGGGTGCAGACGTTGGCGCAAGCGGGCGTGGTACTGCCGACTGTCAAACTCGTGCAGTCCATCGGCGATTTGAATATCGCGGTAGAGCGTTACCGCATTGCGCGCATCATTGACGCGCCGGGCTTGCAACTTGAGGGATTCGACTACGCGGGCAACCCGGAGGCGCAAGCTGAAGCGCGAATGGCGGCGCTAATGCCATTGTTTGCGCCATACAAGGCGCGCCTGGGCTGGATCGAGATAATCAATGAGCAGGACTGCCAGACACCGGCGCAAGCGGTGACGTTGGCGCGGTTTTTCAGTCGCGCGATGGCGATTGCCGAGGCTAACGGCTACCGGTTGGCGCTGTTTTCGTTCTCGTTGGGTTGCCCTGAGCAAGACGAGTGGGAGGCGATGGCCGACACCGGCGTTTTCGAGCTGGCCGCCGCCGGTGGTCACGCCATCTCGCTGCACGAATACGAGACGGCGCTAAATGGGCCAAGCTCCATCATTTGCCGGTATCGCGGGTTGTACGAGAACATCATACTGCCGATGCGCCTTGACATACCGCTGTTCATCACCGAGTATAACGTGGACGAGGGCAGGCTCGGCGGCGATCTGCTGGCAGAGTGGGCGGCTTATGATGCGCTGGTAGCCGCTGACCCGTATGTGGCGGGCGTTCACGTGTACTCGTTGGGGATGGCGGGAAAAAGCGCGTACCCTCCGCGAGTTGTTGCGACGCTTGGGGCGTTTGTGGATTACGCGATTGCGCAGCGGGGGAGGGTGAACGGATAGCGGATCCGCCACGTGCGGAAACCGTAACGCCGTCCGCGATGGCGGGCGACAGGCAACAAAAAGCCCTGGTAGTTAGCCG